TTTCAAGGACAGAAACGATTGGGATAATTATTTAACCTTTATGTTGGGATTACTTCTTGGAAGGAGAATTGGTGATACTGTAATGGTTAAATGGTCTGACTTCTTTTATGAGAATGGAAAACATAAGGAAGAAATTACAACTATTGAGGAACAGAAAACAGGAAAGATTACAGGCTTACCGGTAAGCAATATGGTATTTGAAGCAATTAATACCTATTGTGAGAAAATGAATTTTAATCCAATGCAGCATTATAATGAGTATATATTCAATATTCCATCGAAAACGGCATGGATAAAACGTGAAGGAAATGAAGTTTATGCAGAAAATGACTTAGAAAAATGGTGTAAATATTTGAATAAGGACTTTTCGGATAAAAGGAAATCAGATATTTTAGCATCGTTTGAAAAGCAAAAAGAATGTAAAACGCTTGGAGAATATTTATATTATGAAGTTGAGTATACCGACATTATAAAATGGCAGACTGATAATTTTAGACAAGAATTCAAAAAAGCAGCTAAACAAGTAGGAATTGAATATAATGTAAGCTGTCATAGTCTTAGAAAGACATTAGGATATTGGTCAAAATTGATACATCCAGATGATCCTAATGCTTTAGAGATTATTCAGTCTATATTTAATCATGCAGACACTTCAATAACATTGAAATATATTGGCTTGTCAGAGGAACGGAAACGAAAGTATTTTGATGATTTTGGAAATGTGATTAGAGATGTTGAGAACGGAAATACAGATGTAACTATTAATAATTCACCTATTGTTTCATTGAGACATGAAGATCTACGAAAAGTTCTTATGTTTGCAATACAGAGTAAGAATGAAGAAATGGAAATTTTCAATAATGCAATGAATATGGTGGACGAACTAAAGATTAAAAATATTTAAAGACTATAAAAATTTGAAGGAGGTCGATTATCATGTTAGGATGGATAGTTTTAGGTGGTTTAGGTATTTCAGCAATTAAAGCAGGTATTCAGAATGCAGACATGATGTCAAAACCATATAGACATTTGGATAACGGAACACCGGTTTATCTTGACCGTGAATGTCATGAGTATATTAATGGTGAAAGAGTAACAGTTCATTATGATTATTCACAGCCAGGAGTAATGAATACACAGTTAGTTGGAACGAAATCTGGAAAGGTTTATGTTGATAGAAGGAAAAATTTCTTGGATAAGATAGCACAAGAAAACGAAGAAGAAAGACAGAAAGCATTAAGCGAAGGGAAACTTGCATATGTAAAGTTATATCCTCATAATTCAATGCCTGAATGTACAAGAAATACAATGACAGATACTCGTTTAACTTGTGAATGCAGTAGTGGACGTGTTATTGGAAAACTTACAAGAGAAGCGGATGGAACTTGTTATAAATATTATGTAGTAGATTTTAAAGATCCCACATTCTATGCTGTATTAGGAACAAATTTAAGTGAGCCAGTTGAAATAAGTGAAGATGAATTTGAAAGATTAAATATAAAAGATTTGTGGGCTTCACAGTATGTAGTCGATCATAAAAAGTGAAACGTAAGGATTCTATGAAACCATCAGAAAAAATAGTTATTTGTAAAATTTTAAAGGAGGTTGTAATTATGTTAGGATTATTATTTTTTGGAGCAGTGGGAGTATCAGCAATAAAGGCAGGAATTGACAATGCACAGTGCATGTCTAAACCAAAATACAAAACGGAAAGAGGTTATAATGTCTATATGGACAGAACAGGAAAGGAATATATCAATGGAAAATGGGTATATGATTATCCTGGCAAAGACCAATATGGAAATTATTGTACTGTATTAAGAGATAAAAATGGCAATATCTATTCCTCTACTGCTGATAGAGAAACACTTAGACAGAGAGAATTCGATAAAAAATCCTATGAGAGTTCAAAAGCAATTGCAGAAAAATTTGGTCATGGAAATTATTTCACATATGAAAAATATTTCCCTGAATACAGAAAGAGATTAAGTGTCGAAAATACAACTGGCAGACCGGTTGGAAGAATAAAATATGATCATACTTCATATGGTGAAGGAATCAAGTATTATAAGTACTATTATCATGATGGATTGAAATATCGTTGGGATGAAAGTGATAAGGTAGAAATTACAAAAGAAGAATATGATGCAATATGGGATTAGTTATAAGGAGCCATCAGAAAAAATATAATCTGGTGGCTTTATTCCTATCCCCAGAAAGGTTGTGATAAATATGAGTAGATATAAAAATGGAAACCCAAAGAAAAAATCAAGATTTATTTGTTGTAAATGTCTTCAGGAAAATATGATTGGTACAGGAATACAAAGAGAACATAAACAAAGAGAAAAGAATCATGTAAAAGATTTGTATTGTCTTGAGGATAAAGAAGTAACAAAAAATCTTGAAGTTAGATATTGTGATATATTTGAAGAAATGATGGACAAAGCTAGTGAATTACATATAGAATATTATGGAGAAAAGGTGAAAGGGGGGGGTGAGATGATGGAAATAGAAACATATCAGGCAACACCTGAAAAGAATGGTAATGGAACTTTTTTCTTTACTGATTGTGGGAATGTGATGTATTCTATTAAAAATGATTGGAATGCTTATCATGGATGTTTATGCCCAGCATGTTTATATAAAGGGAAACAAGTTGTATTATATATTCGTGGGTCAAAAGAGGCAAATGAATATTGGGACAATAAGTTGAAAAGAGAGTAGGTGATAATATGGAAATTCCAAAGTATATATTGAAAAAGATAGATAGATTAAACAAGTTATTATCAGATGCAGAAGATTTAAAAATTGATATTGAAAGGTGGGTTGAGAAAAATGGTGGTAATACACTTGATGAGGAATACAGAGATTGGGTAGTGGAATGCTGTATAGGGTGTCATGGTATAAATTCAGAACCGTTACAGAGATATATGACGCATTTAGAATAATACTTCATGGTTATTTAAAGTAGATAGAAGAACTTTTCTATTAAGGAAATGGAGGTTGAAATTATGGCTGTTGCAAAGGTCATTTTGAAATGTAAATATTGTGGTGAAGAATTTGCTTATAGAAAAGACTGTATGAATAGAAAAATTGCAGATTCAACTGAAGAATGGGCAAAAGCTAATGTTGATGAATGTCCTGAATGTTATAAAAAGGGACTTCTGGAAATAAAAATGAAAAAGGAAAAGGCAAGTAGTGAGAAGTTTGCTCCTGCGCTTGCAGAATATAACCTCCCTAGTTTAAAAGGCACTGAAAAGCAAGTAGAATGGGCTAATACAATTAGAAACAATACTTTAGGAATGATGTTAAAATTAAAGCCAAAGGAAAATTTCTGGGAGTGGGCAAGAACAAAAATTGATGCTAAATGGTGGATTGACAATAGAAATGAAATGAATAATGTTTATGATTTTTGTTTGGCAATTAAAATAGACCAAATACCAAAACCAAAAGAACCGGAAATATTAAAAGGATATAAATGGAATCGAAAAATTTACGGAAAAGAAGATAATTATTCTATTTATCTTGATGGGAATAAGGTTGTAATCACTAATGAACAAGCGAAAGAATTAGAACAATATCTTTCAGCAAGAACGGAATATAATAGTAAGGTAAACGAAGTAAGAAAAGAGTATAATGTTTAAGAAGGAGGTAAGATGTTATGATATTTGGAACAAATCCTAAATACGTGGAGATACTTATTTTAGCAAAGAAATTAGATGCTGCTAAAATCCCTTACGAAATGGAATATGGTGGGGAAGGATGGATATTATATTATCCTAGGCGTGATGATTATTCATCAAGTAAGGAATGTGTATGTATGGTTATGGAATATGATGGTTCTTGGGGAAGCGAAAATGATTTGTTGGAAGTCAGTGGAATCCCGACTATGAAAAATGAAAAGGACTACACCGTATTTCCACAGCTCCAAGAAACTGATGAATATGAAGATGATGAATGGGAACTAGGAAATCTCCCAGCAGAATATGTGTATGACAGAATATCTCAACATTATTATGAGAACAAAGACATTATAGATGAAAAAATAAAAGGCAGATATTCTTTAAGAGAAAGCCATAAATTGTCAAGTGGCATGGTTCATAAAGATGACTATTCTAATCTACCAGAAGATTTAAAGGAATTTAATTATTTTTATAATAATGGCAAAGGACATGTCATAATGGGAATTGCCAAGTATCATTTAGATAATTGTGAAGAAGAAATGACAGAAGAAGAACTCGATGAATATGAGGAACCAATTCCGGTAAGGTTTGTTTTGGAAAACGGATATACAATATATAAAAACCATGTTATATGTAATGGATATTATGATGTTTCCAAAGGCTTAGTTATTGAAGATAAGTATTACGAACCATATTAAAAATACCCGTACTTTAGAATTATATAAAAGATATGATAAATTTCATAATGTAAATATTAAAATGTAACTGAATAAAAGAATTGAAAGGAAGAAAACATGAATTATTTTAATCATTTTACATTAAATACAAGAAATAATCGGAAAAGTTTTGCGTCAGAAGTTGATAAGGATATAGTATTTAGACTAATGCCAGTTGTAAAACGTGCGATAGAAACTAGTGGTATATGTGATTTTATTATAAATGAAACGTCTATTAAAATAACTGTTGAGGATAATGATACATATGCTATGACTTTGTTTTTAGGTAAAGAATCAAATCCAGCACTTATTTCTTTTGGCACTATAAATGGTAAAAAAAGAAAAGAAATAATTGAACTGAGTAAGCCATTTGAAAAAATGATAAAGCCTACCACATCTATAAGAACAGTTATTCCAGATGCTCCAGTAATTGTAGATATATTATTACCAGGAATAATGGAAAGGATGGATTTATTAGAATTAACGGGAGATTTGTCAAGATGTATAGCTTGGATAGTATTATCTTCTGAGAGCATAATTGTAGAAAAGTAGTTAAAAATAGGAGTGTGATATTATGCCGTTAGTAAAAAGTTGTAAGACCTGTAGATGGGTTGGATGCAGAAATTATGGTAGAGAATTAAACGCTTGTGTTAATTATATTATGTCATTGGAAGAAGAAAAGAAAATTGAGAAGGAAAAACTAGAGTTGAGCAGAAGAAGAACAGAGATAAATTAATAGTTCTATATGAATCTAGTGAGGTGATTTTTATGATTTTGTATAGCAAAGACAATAATAAAATCAAATGTACAAAATGCAATCAGCCAAAATTTAAAAACTTTGATCATATTGTAGGTACAATTGATGGTAAGAAAATAAATTTCTGGTTTTCTATACAGAATAACGGAAGTAATTATTATTTTGAATATAATAGCCAATGGTACAGAACTTCTATTGTGACAGATGATGGATTAGATTTGTTTGAATACATATATAATGATAGAGAAAAATTTTTTACAAAAAGAACTGAATAGAATAAAGAGATTGAATTATTGAAACGAACGGAGATTAATTATGTGGAGAAAATGGAAAGCGATATGTGACAAGCATAATGAAAATATAGATTATGTCAATCAAGATGATTATTGGGATTATACAGAAATTCCTTGTATAATAATTACGTTGGTTGTTTGGTTTTTACTTATGATTTTGTTGATGAAAATTTAAAGTAAGGGAGAAATATAGTGTTTGATAAAGATTTATTTTCTTCAATATGCAAGGAATATGGGGTTGAGTTTAGCAGAACAGCTACAGAACCGATATTTAAGGATGATAAAGATTTTACATATGAAGAACTGGAATTGTTAGAACGGTGTTTGTCAAAATATTTCTATGATGTAGAAGGTACACCAGAAATTGTAGTTAGCTGCTACAATAAAATTCAAAAGAAAAAGAAAGAAACTGAGTGAGGTAATTAGTATGAATGATAAAAACACGTTAAAACCAAGAAACAATGCTTCTTGGTGCTGTGATCAGATTGAAGAAAAGATAAAAGATTACAAACTGAGCCTTACAGAAACAACAAATGAAGAAGTCAAAAGGCAACTTGAAATAATTATTGATGATCTTGAGGAAATATTATATGGGTAAAAATATTGATAAAGTAATTAAATTATCACAAGATATTTATTGTGAATAGAAGGTGAATTTTAAAAGGAAAAGGATGTGATATTTATAAGAGTAAAAGACAAACCAAATAAAGTAAAAGCAAAATTAATCGTAGAAATTGAGGGCGAATTTTACGATGATGAAGCAAGCGAAGAAACATTAAGATCTTGTGTGGAGCAAGATTTAGAAGATACCGGATATAATGTGATTGATGTTTCTGTAATGTAATTCTTAAAAATAAAGGAGATATAGATGATATGAAGAATGAAAAGTTTAAAAGTCTTATTGTAGACGCATATAAAAAATACAAAGAAGAAGGCAATTTATCTGGAATCCTTTATAGTGCAGTTTCTACATATGGATTTTCTCAAATTACTGATATTAATGGTCTTGTAGAATCAAGTCCTGCTGATATGTTGCATTTAAAATCTTTATTAACAGATACGGAAATAAACATATATGAGTACGACTTGGTTGATTATAAAATTAATAACAGTAGAAATATGATTTATATTAGAATGCGAAATAGTGAAACGGCTTTGATGTATTAGATATTGAATCTAAGTTCTATGGTGATAGGAGGCTATAACAGATGAAATATAATAAAACACAGATCAAAAAATTTGCGAAAGAATGTGCAAAAATAAATACAGAAATGTGGAATTTAATTTGCAACTGTGAAGAACTATTATCGAATCCTGTAGCAAAAGAATTAAGAAATAATTTAGCAGAGGATAATAAGAATTTATTATTACAAATTCATAATTGTTTTATGGAAGTGACAGATGATGAAGAGTCTATAGACACTGATTTACATAGCGCAACATTGTCAGATGTCAGCTATTTAATATCTATGATAATTGAAAATGGGACAGAAGGTAGTAAAAATTGTTTATCGTGTTCTAATAGTTTTTCAGAGCCATCTGATAATGATGAAGGAGATATTCTTCATTGTATGCTTAATGATGGTAAAATTGTAGAAGAAAACAGCGTATGTAAAGAGTGGAATTGAGTAGAAGCAGAAAGGATTATAACAAATGGAAATAATATTAGGATGGCAAGTGTTTACCAAAGAGGAAATGAATAATGAAAATGCTATTAAGGTGTTTTCTGATATGATACAGAATTTTGACAAAGACATTCCAAAATGGAAAGAAGATAGTGGGATGAGAAAATTGTTAGAATGCCAAAAAGATGCGTGTTATAAAGCTATTTTTGCTTTAAACAAAATGGTAGAGTAACCATAGATTTAAATTTCTAAAAGTGGGGTGAAGTTGATTGGAAAAACTTTTAAATAAATGTCCTATATGTGGAGCAAAATTGCAATATTCAAGGATGATGTCATTCTCGTTCGACTCCATAATCAAACAAAACGGAGAACTTTCTGCTAAAGAGAAAAAAGGAGAAGTTGGTTCATTAGAATGTGGTTTTATTTCATGTATGAGTGATCATTGTGATTTTACAACGGACTGCGATTTGAAATGTTCTAATTATCCTCATATAAAAATATGGCAGCAAGGTTCGGCATTTTACTATAAAGATTCAAATGAAAATAAATAATTACTATAAATTTAGATTTCTATAATATTTTAAAGGAGTTCTAAATGGAAACTAATAGAAAAGAATGTGATAAAAAACTTTTTTGCTATGCAAAAGCTAATACTATGATTGGACATAAATTCAATGATGATGTTGCTTTATGTAGAGCAGAAAACTTAGAAGAAGCTATAAATATATTGAGTAATTATTATTCATTGGAAATTTTAGAAGGTAACGTAAGAGAAGTCGATTTTGACACAAATAAAGTTTATATTGCGACTGATTACTAAGACACTTACTAATAATATTTAATTTGAAATGCTTATGATTTTGTTGTATACTCGTTGAAGAAAAGTAGATAAAAGGAAGTAAATAAGATGTCTGATGATAGTAAAATAGTAAACCCATTAGAAAATAATATGTGTAAAAATTGCGCATACGTATGTAATTACAAAAGAGAGCACATTATAAGTTGTAAACAATATCTAAATAAAGAAGGCAAAAAGATACTATGTTGTGATATACATGTTTGTGAATTTTATAAACAAAAAGGACTTATAATAAATGAAAAAGAAACAGAGGAAAGAAGAGAGTTCCTGAGAGCAGTACAAGTTATAATAAATGCAATTCAGGATAGGAATTTAAGTAAAACTGATTATACGACAATAATGGAATTAGAAGATTTTTTAACAAAAGAGTTTGAGTTTGAATCTATAGAAACTAAAAATAAGAAAAAATGTGAGTCTATTGATATAGTGGTATCTCTGTTGAATAAACGCATAAAATTTTTAGAAGGAAGAGAATGGGCTGATGAACTTCTGGAAAAATTAAATGATGCAGTTAATACAGTAGAAGGCTTAAAATATTATACTAAATTATAAATGGTAATTTATAAACACAAAGCATTTGGAGAAGTATTTTCCAGATGCTTTTTATTATAGGAAAGGAGGTTTTACATGAATAATGATTTAGATAGAGAACAAAAAGCAAGAAATATTTTAAAAGATTTTTGTACGGATAACTCAAAATTGTATCAGATATTTCAATTGTACAAAGATGATATTAAAAAAGATTATCCACATTTATATTATGCTTTGTTGGGTTGGCAAGATTCTAATATATACTAATATATACTAGGAATATAGAGAATTTTGTGTTATTATAAATACAAAAATTGAGGAAAGGTTAAGGTAAAAAGTATGGAAGAGAAAAGATATACAGTGAAAAATTATTATAATGAAATAAAAGAAAAGAATATTCTAGCTTATGAACGTTTAGAAAAACTTCTTCAAAGAGAAACTACACATAAAGAAAATGTAGTCAATATTATTAATTGCTATCGTTATGTATTACTGAACGGTGGTGCCATTTACAATGATAGCACCATTGAAAAAGAAACAGAGTTAGGGGAAATACACATATATGCAATATGGCATGATCGAGATGATTATCCTGGTTATCCTGCAATATTAAAAAATCCACTTAATTATAATAAAGCAGAAGAGGCAGTAAGATATGTTTTTCCTCAGACAGATTTCGAGTATAGTGAAACAGGATATGCCTTCGATGTTCTTCTTAAAGATTGTTTTATTACAGATGTTATAAGAAGATTTTTAGAGATTTCAAGCGAAACTTTAGAAGAAATTGAGGAAGGCTTAGAAGTGGAAACAGAATATGTAATTGAAAACAAAGATTATATTATGGTAAAGTCATTAAGTGGTGAAGTGTTTGTTTTATATAAGGACTGGTTATGTATATAATTGGATATATAAGATATAAATTAAAAAATATAAAGGATTATAAAGAATTCAAAAGAACTGGATATGAACAAATTAACATTACAAAGCAATATGAAAAATATCTTAGTTGCCATGATATTAATGATATAACTGTAGAATTGTATAATGGAATTATCAATATCTTCAATGAATTAGCCAGATATGAGTTTTGGAGCAGTCAAGAAAGACATGAGATATGGACGTTTTTATTTCATACTGTATCCTTAAAACTTGGTGATAAAGAAATCAAAAAAGTAGATTATTATAATAATTTGGTAGAAGTAATTAAAATTTTAGAAAAATATATGGAATAAAGCAGTGTATATACACTGCTTTATTTATTAACATCATCAATCTCAATATCAGACAATATTTGGTTATAGATTTTTAGCTTATCAGGATGTTTATTAATGGCAACATAGTCCCTTATAATTTGGCAAAGTAGACTGCTAATTGACCGATCTTTTTTTATTGCAATTGCTGCAAATTCCTCTTTGAGTGACCGAGAAATCTTAAATCCGGTCTGAACTTTATCGGAAATATTATTTTCCTTGTTATTACCCATATGAATGACCTCCGTTATCTTATTTTTTAATTATATATTTATAGAAAAATATAGTCAACTTTTTAATAAAAATTATAGTAAAATCATAATAAAGTTATAATAAACTGTTATTATTATGTTATACTTTAATTATATAAATAATAAAATAGTATTGACAAAATTATATAAAAAATTTATATTATATATAAATTCTTATATATTTTTTTGAATAATTTTTTATATATTTTCCCCCATCAATATATAGAAACTTAATAACTTTTTGCGGAGATTTTTCTGCAATTTTCCATCAACCTGAAAGGAGGTTTGTATATGGAACTGGAACTTCATCGTTATGATGTGATTGAAGCAGAGTTAAATTATGGTAGTGGTTCAGTACAATCTAAACGAAGACCATACATAATAGTTAGCAACGAGAAAGGCACTACTAATGCCAGTATAATAACTGTAATGCCCCTAAGTACAGTTATTAAGAAACAAAGTCAACCAACACATAGTTGTCTGGAAGCGGAAACAGAAAATGGATTGAAAAGATATTCCATGATTCTCGGTGAGCAGCCACAAACAATATGTAAGAAAGAGGTAATTAAGAAACTAGGAACGGTAACTAATAGATTCCAAAAGAATAACATAAATAAAGTATGTTTTAATTCATTCTTTTTTGGAGAAAATATTAATTGGGAGGAGGTTTTTGCATAATGGGAGAAAAGGGTGTACAGCTTGACTTAGAGGGAGTCAACAATATAATGAGTCATCTTAATGATGATGATATAGTTATTCTTACAACACTTAATATTAATACATTAGAACATTCTGAGAATCAAAGAATAACAAAGGAAAAAGGGAAAGAGTATATAAGTAAAGCAAAGGTGATTGAGTATCAGGATAATGATTATTTTGGGAGGTTGTCATTATTCGGAATCAGCCAGGATGAGGATATTATACATAATTTGTTGTTTGTGCAGAATACATAAATAATAAATATATTTTTGTATATATCCAATTGACAAAATCGAACATGTGTTCTATACTGTAGAACAAACAAAGAAAGACTTACCCCAACAATCATTGAATTGGCGTTCTATGATGGGGAAAGTCTTTCGGCAAAATAATACATATAACACAATTCAATCGAAATAAATCAGAAAGAATTGTATTAGAATACGGCATCAATACTTACGAACTACAGTTGAGAATCTATATGTTACATAAGCTGAATAGCCATATATGATTATAATATACATATTTTTTCAAAAATAGTCAAGGCAAATCAGCTTAATAATTCAGTTAACACAACTATATACAACGGTGCGAGTTGGTGTAATGGCAGCACATGAGAATTTGACTCTCAAAGTACGTGTTCGAACCACGTACTCATAGTTTTTGCGACCATTTTTCGCAAAAAATTAAAAAAATAAGAAAGGATGATAAGGTGGATTATGTAATTAAAAACTATAAAAATGTTTATATCAAATTAAACTCACAGGGTAGAGCAGAAACTTGTTCCAATTCAGATAAGCAACTGTTTGAATTTCATAAGGCAAAAAATATCTGTGATTGCCTCCCAAAAACCTTAAAGAAAATGAATTTTAAGGTGGAAGCTGTACCTGAAATTAAACCAATTGACAAAGATTTAAAAGAAAAGGAGAAAGAAAAAGAGAAGAATAGTAAAGAAAATAAACATATAACCTTAAATAGTGATGATTATGAACTCTCGGAAAATATAACCAGGTGGGTAGACAAGTTCGGAGCGTGTGCAGACAGTTTAGACGAGGCAAGAAAACGTAAAGAACAATTACGAACAGAATTAAATAACATAGATAAAGAATTTTTGAACATTTTACATATTATTGAACTGGAAAAATCTAAGGACTTATATGGTGGATGGCTTCAATATAAAAATATTAAAGAAAACCGTAAGAAAAGAAGAGAAATAAAAGATGAACTATTAATTATTTCTAATGTCCTTAGTAGGATAAATTCAACTTATTTGGAAAGGGATACTGTTCGGAAATCAGTTAATGGTTTATTAAATAGGGAATATTCATTCAGGGTTGTTGAATCTGAAGAGGAGGAAAGGAGTGTAGTGTAAATGCAGATTTGCAAAAATTGCAAAATCCTAATGAGTGAAGTTTTATCTTTTTCAAAGGACAAGCATGAGAAATTTGAGCGATGCCCAAAATGTAAAAGTGAAACTAAGCATAAAACTTTGAGAAATGATGAATTGAATTTCAATAAGATTTTGCAAAGAAAAATAAGTAACACAGAGTAGTAAATGTTGGAGGTTTTTAGATGAATGTCGAAGATGTATTGAAACAGATAGATGTTGTTATCAATTCATTATACGAGAATAATGCTAATAAACTAGAAAAGGAATGTCGAAAGGTGATGTCTAAATTTGGTGGCATATATCAAATGGATTATGATAATTTTTATTCAAAAGTTGGTTTAGAGCTTTCTATAGCAAGAATTAAATATGCTAATGAATTAGTAAAAAATAATAAACCATTCAATGAAAGTGATTTTCGTAGTTATCTTTCAGGTATTATATATTTTGCAGTTTGTAAAGAAATGACAAAGCGAAATAGAAAAAAAAGAATGATAATTATAGAAGTCAAGGAAATTGATGAAGATGAAAATATTGTAATAAGAAAAGAATATATACCTACAATTTCACTTGATACACCTTTGACAGATGACAAGAGCGTTACTATTGCTGATACTGTTTTAGATGATAACAATACAATTGAAAAGAAAATATTTGAAGAAGATAGTTATAGTGAAAAAATGCTTAAATATTTAAGTAAATTGTCAATGTTGCAAAAAGAAGTTTTGCAGTTAACTATAGCTGGCTATTCGTCAAAAGAGATTATTGAAAAGTTACATATTACAAATAAACAATATAGTGATAGTTGTGCTGCTATTCATTCATATAGAAATGTGTCTGTATTGTTTTAATATTAAATTAGGGAGGTACAATGTTATGGCAAGACCAAGAAAACAAACTTATGTAATGTCACAGTATATGGATAATGTAAAAGAGGGTTACATATCTAATGATGCTGATACGCAGAGAAATCCTGCGTGGAAACCTATTATTAATGGATTAATTGTAACGGTACTTACGGATGATTATATTCCTCCGATTATTCTTACGGAAGATAATAATGGTATGTTACATATTGTTGATGGTGGAAGTAGAACGGCTGCATTAAGAAGATTCCGGTATATGAATCATAAAATTTCTAGTAAAACTGAAGATACACTTATTCGATACAAGGAAAAGACAGTAGATGAAGATGGTGAAATCGTATGGAAGGATGCTGAGTTTGATATAAAAAATAAAACTTATGATAAACTTCCAAAGGAATTAAAGAAGAAATTTGACGAATACCAGCTTGAAACAGTAATCCATGAGAATTGTACATTTATAGATAACTCTAAATACATCAAAAGATACAATATGCATTCGGGAATGAATGTTGAAGAAAAAGCTTTAACCTATATTCCTAATTTTGCTAAGAAAATCAGGAATATAGCGGATAGGAAATTCTTTAATGATTATAGCGATTTCACTGATAGTCAAAAAGAAAAAGGAAAATTAGAACGTGTTGTTTTTGAAACAGTTATGTGTATGTTTCATTTTGATAACTGGAAAACACAAGCAAATATGATGGCAGGTTATCTAAATGATAATTCAAATAAAGAGGAATTTAAGAAATTAGAATCAAATATATGTAGATTAGAAAATGTAATCGCAAATGATATTAAGAATATTTTTAATATAAAAGATTCTTTTATATTTCTTACTTTATTTGATAGGTTTACTAATTCCTGTCTTGATGATAATAAGTTTGTTGATTTTCTCAGAGAATTTCAGACTAATTATAGAATAAATAAGAAGAATGAAAAAGGTTTGTTATTTGATGAAATCGACAAAGAAGGTAGTACAAAGGATAAGGTAGTAGTTACGGCTAAATTAGATATGCTTACTAATCTTATGTACGAATATTTACATATCACTCCTAAAACTAAAGAGGACATTTACATAGATGATTTTTGCAACACTGACTTAATATTATCATCTGACTTATCCGATGAAGATAAGAAAAATGTTGCAATAGAGTCCTTAAAACTAACGAATAATGTTACAGATGATGCACTTTTATATGCTGATTCTGTTAATGAATGGCTATTAAACATAGAAGATAGCGAAAAACTTATTGCTAAGAATGTCATTCCAGCGATGATAGGATTAGTTAATTACATATATAACGGCGATTATACAGATGAACAGGGTATAAATACACTAAAAAATTATCTACATACTAAGAGTATAACTAATAGCGCAAATATTAATCTTACAAATATGATAGCGTGTGTTGGATAGGGGGATTATTATGGCAAAAACAATTAAATTATCAGATATAAGAATTAGTGAATCATTTCTAAACAGTAAGCCTAGCGAAAGAAAAATTGCAGAATGTAGAGATAACTGGTTATCTTATGGCAAGCAGGACAGATGGGTTGTTGTAAATCATGACAATATATTAGTAGATGGCTATATTATGTATCTTGTCTTAAAGGAACAAGGGATTGAAGATGCTCAGTGTAAAGTATTAGAACAAAAACATAAGCGTTGGAGCAGAAAAAGAGTAGAGGACTTTGTTCCCAAGTATAGAAATACTATGACTACATATGTATATGGTAAGCATCCTAATACTGAATCTGGTAGGACATATGTTTGGCGTGTCCCTGAATCTGAATCTTGGAAGAACTTCTCTGACAAGGTTCATGTCGGTGATAAGATATATTGTAAAACAAAGTTTGGAATTTCGCCTGTTATTGTTACGGATATAAAGATCTTGGATAAATGTCCAGTTGATATTCCGGTTAAAAAAGTTTGTAAGATTTACTAAGAAAAGGAAGGTACAAAATTATGAGATATATAAGTGAAGATGGAAAAATATTTGATAGTGAGGAAATTTGTTTACAACACGAAAGAGAAGAGAGAGAACGTGTAGAGAAGGAACGTGCCAGAATTGAGAAGCTTGAGAAAGAAAAGGACTCACGTTACGAAGAAATCCTGGCAAAAGAAAGAGAATTAGATGAACTTATAAAGAAATTCAAACAGGATTATGGTAGTTCTATCTTTTCAAGAATTAGCAATCCTAATTCTGTTCAGAGTTTGCTTAATGTGTTGTCTATGATGTGATAATGCCTATTAATAAGTAAAAGTCACAAGTGAGATTATTAGAAAAGTGGAGAAAAACAAATGGATAGTATTGTAAGGCGTGATTTAGACGGTATTTATTTCAGTGTTATAAGAAATGACAGATATGAATCTTTATGTTTCTCTGATCTTACAGAAGATGAAATGAATACAGTAATGGAAGGTAGGTCGGAAGTATGGCTTAAATCTATGTGTGTACTGCTTGGAAAATGTATAAGAGAAATTGGAGATACATTTGATTTGGTTTGTTGTAATAAGGATGAAGATATAGACATATCAGATAGTAGAATTAAAGAATGTGCATTATATAAAGAAGCTGATGAATGTGGTAAATATGCTACTTGTAAAATGTGTTCTGCAAATGCTATATAGAAGTCGCATTTTCTTGGAAAAATGAAGCGAGGTGGTGACATTTGAGGTGCCGTGATTGTCCTTATGGGGAAGAATATTTTGAGAAATTATATTCACAAGAAGATATAAACGAAGAATACGTTTGGTGTAATAAAGTTGGCGGTAAAACTTGGTGCTTTGGACATTGCACAGATTGGTATGATGATAATAAGCAAGTAAATTTACACAGTTCCAGTAAGAGAAAGGGAAGAAGTAAGAGAGAACGTGACGAAAAATATAAACAACATCTTATGTTTTTAGCAGAAGAAATAAATTCATATCCACCGCCAGCCTATTATAAATCTCATTCATATGCAGAGCATGAATATATAGAAAATCCAAAACCTTATTATAAAAGGTTGTACAGAGAAAATCATTCTGGCGGCGATTCAAAATATTATAAAAAATATTGCAATAGACATGTTAGAAGGTATAAGGGTGAGATACATAAAGGTGGTTTTTATAAAAAATTAGCTGAGTTTTGGTGGAATATAACGTAAAAAGGAGAATAAAATGGCAAAGTTAGAAGGTTTTTCAAAAGTAGCAGTGATTAAATACAGTTATATTAGTGCATCATATTATTTTGCAATATATGATGATGGCAATGATTATAAAGTTGGCGATATGGTTGCTTTTTCAGGTAATTCTAATCCTGAAAGAATTTATAAAATTATAAGCATAGAAGAATGGCAACATGAATCTAGTAAGAAAAGCATTACAGCAGAAGTTATAGGAAAGATAGATGTTTCAGCATATGAAAAACGTGTAGAATTACGTAAGGAAAAAGAGAAGCTAAAGAAAGAAATGGACAAGCGTAAGAAAGAGATTCAGAAGGAACTAGATAACGAGTATTATGCTAGTAAGGACGAAGAGTATGCCGAATTATTAAGAAAATATAAGGAGTTATAGGGCAAGAATTAATGAGTAAAACATATAGGTATAACAAAGAAGACAATGAGATTTGCATGAAAATTTTTGATTCTTTGTTATATCTGTGTAGTGATTGTAAGAGGAAAAATTGTAAGGATAAAACTGAAAAGTACAAAGATAGGTTTAAAAGAAACAAACATTTAAAGGATGAGCAATGACTAAAAAAGAAAGAAAAAGGATTAAGAAAACAAAATTATATAATAAAAAATTATGTAAGAAATACCCTTTTATAATTCCGAGATCGGCTTGGACGGGTAAAATTCCAGATGATTACGACTATTCCTATACAGAATATTATTTTGGAAAAGGTTGGGAAATTGGATTTGGTAAGTTTTGGCTTGAAGATTTAAGAAAGGCTTGTATTGAAACGAATTATTTGGACAAGCTTTATTTTGTGCAAGTTAAAGAGAAATATGCCTCGCTTAGAGCATACCCTAACGCTGCACCACAACAAGTATATGATGTACTAAATAAGTATGAATATATTAGTCAATATATTTGCTATCAGTGTGGAAGTCCTGAAGCTTCTGTTGTGAACGATTATGGTTGGTATCTGCCGATGTGCAAGAAGTGTTGGGATAAGTTTAATCTAAAGCGTGAGAAAAAGGGGTATAAAGTTATTTCCTATAAAGAAGCCGGTGGTGAAGATAATCCTAAGTTGCCGAACAGTTATTCTTATAGTGTTTATTCTAACGGCGAAGATAAAACAGTAGAAGTGGATGTAAGCGATATTACAGATAGAATAAATCAGGCATACAAAAAGAGAATACATAATTAAGATGATTTTCGGCAAGTGTTGTATTTGCCGAATTTCGTTAAAATCGGTGGAAGGTGGAGCAGAAGATAAAAAAGATAGATAATCTGGTTGATTGGCAGTCTGGCAGATTATCTATCTTATGACAATTTGGAATAAATCCGAAATGCATATACATAATATCAAATTCTTTTGCATTATTCAATGCGGTTTATTCCAAAAAACATATTAAATATATTAAAAACATATAAACAAGTACATTTAAAATTAGAGGTGATCTTTATTTCGATATTTTCAGGGAAATGTGATGTATACGACACATTAATACAAACATTCCGATATTCATTAGAAGAATTACAGAATGGTGTAAATATATATGTTGGTGACAGTAAAGAGCCACTACATATATCTAAGATGAAGGACTTAATACCTTATTATCCATATCTGATTACAAGTGCTTACTACGATAATATAAATAGAAAAGCTAATATTCAAATTTCATCTGAATCCTATGTAGATAGAGAAGAAAGAGAAATATTGCAGAGATACTTGGAAGAAATTATAAAAATATATAAAAAATGTAAACGTAATAAGGTTGATTTCACATTGGATTTAACATTTCAGGAGAGTTATTTCAGTTTTAGCAAGTGGAATTATAATGTATGTAAAGAAATCTATAATCGTGTTCAAAAAGATGGTGCCAAAGCTAATATTGAGGGTATTCATCTGAAGATATTTGATAAATATAGACAGAATTTAGCTGAAGAATTAGGAAATGTGGGTGAATGAGAGGTAAAAATGAGACAGAAAAAATTTCTTAAAAAATTTATTGAGGACAATGCTGTGATGATAGATTCATTAATATCAAACGATGAAAGAAAGAAACTACATAATGGTGATACACCAAGTAGTATTTTACTGGAAGAAATTAATAAAGAATTGGAGGGCGAAAATGGATACAAGTGATTTAGCGAAAAGAATGAAAGGGTACGAAAAAGTAGGAGAGAGATATTTAACTAGAAGACTCCCAGTTGTGTTGAGACTTGATGGCTGTCATTTCCATAGCTTTACTAAGAATTTTAAAAGACCATTTGATGAAATTTTAATTAAAACTATGCAAAATACAATGAAATATTTGTGTGAAAACATTCAAGGAGCAGTAATTGGATATACACAATCAGATGAAATTACTATCTTGTTAGTTGATTATCAAAATCTTAATACGTCTGCATGGTTTGATAATAGACAAAACAAAATTGAAAGTGTAGCAGCCAGTATGTGTACTATGGCTTTCAACAGATATTTTGAATTAGCTTCTTTAACAAAAAGGATAAAATCTGGCATAGAAGAAGATTATCAATTAGGTGATACTTATAAAAAAGCATTGGTTAAAGGCGCATATTTTGATTGTAGGGCTTTCACTATACCTAAAGAAGAAGTAACGAATAACTTCTATTGGAGACAACTTGATTGTATAAGAAACAGTATCCAGATGGTAGGACAGGCTAATTTCAGCCACAAGGAATTACAAAATAAATCCTGTAATGATATTCAAGATATGCTTATGACTCAAAAAGGTATTAATTGGAATGACTTGCCTACATATCAAAAGAGAGGAAGTTGTTGTATTAAAGAGTATTATCAAGCAGAAAACGTAGACATTAAAGATGGGACTTGTGAAAGAAGTCGTTGGATTATTGATAAAAATATTCCTATATTCAGAGGAGAGGGCAGAGAATATATAGAAAGATTAGTTATGGTTGGAGAATAGGAGATTTTTATGAAGAAAGAAAATATAAATATTTCATGTGATATCTGTAAATATAGCAAACCACATGATTATATTAACAATCATTATTATTGTGAAAATAGATGTTTCTCAGGGGATAAACCTATGGTACATAATTGCTCAGAGGGTGAATTAGATGAATGGGTATATAATCTCAAATACAAACCATTAAAATCTGATGAAAACGTATCAAAAGAACTTATGTATGAAGAATTAAAACAAATACTTTGGGGGATTAAATTAAAAGATATTGACACTATTATGAAAGAAATAAACGCATTAAAGGAAAAAATTACATCTTACAGGGAATCATATAAATGCGAAACCTGTGCGGTAGAAACTTGTGATTTATATGCTGCTGGATGTAGAAACTGTAGTGGGTGGAAATAGAAAATTAATTTTAAATGGATAGGAGGAGAAAATTATTGAAACAGAAGAAATTTATGGATATATCCCGTATTAAAGAGAATACGGAATTAACAGAATCAAATACAAGGGGATTTGAGGTCGGAGATCATATTAATATTTCAATTAAGTTTGATGGAAGTAATGCAAGTTTCCGATATGATAAAGAGACTGGAAAACTGGTTGCATTTTCAAGAAAGCAAGAACTTACATATAATAATACATTATCTGGATTTTGGAACTTTGTACAATCATTAGATGCTAATAAGTTCAAGAATTATCCGAATTATGTATTTTTTGGTGAATGGGCGGTAAAAAATAAAATTGTATACAAACCTGAATACAGAAAAATTTGGCTAATGTATGACATCTATGATGTTGAAAATGAGTGTTATTTATCACAGTTAACAGTGAAAGACTTCGCTGATAAGTTTGGATTTACATATATTCATGTACTATATGATGGGGAGTTTATCTCTTGGGAACATTGTAAGAGTTTTATGAATGAAGTTGTATATTCTGAAAGTATTGAAGAAGGAATAGTCATTAAAAACCAATCAAAACTCAACGACCTAAATTCAAGAACACCATTCGTTTTAAAAATTGTAAACGAAAGGTTTTCAGAAGTGATGAAGCATAAAATAAAAGAGGTTAATTCAGAAAAAGAAGCAGCGAGAGCACAGGCAGCTGAGATTGTAGAGTCTATTGTAACTAGAAGTCGAGTGGAAAAAGAGATTTACAAAATGCGTGATGAGGGTATTCTTCCTGAAAAGATTGATCCTTCAGACATGAAGTTGGTTGCACAGAATCTCCCAAAACGTATCTATGAAGACTGTGTAAAAGAAGAAAATGAGTTAGTAATGGCAGCAGGTGAATATTTTGGTAAGATGTGCGGAAATACAGCAATGAGACATGCTAGAAGTATTATCTTGGGTGATGTGTCATGAGTTGGAATCCGATATTAAATAAGTTTATAGAAATTAAATATGAGTACATAAGAAGATTTGGAAGTATTGTATACGATTATAAAGATGGATATACAAACGAGTCCAAAACCTGTCTTAATAGATGGGTTTCGGAATTAAATAAGATTGAACAGTGTGATAAATATAAGGAATATGAAGATTTTATTTCGTGTCTGGAGTTAAACCAACACGAGAATATGCTGTTGTTCAGATACGGAAGATATAGCAATATTTATGATGGTGAGACTGAGGTATCTGGCGAAGATTTTTGGGATAGATATGATGGTATTTATAGAGAGTGCAGAAGTGTAGTTATTGATGTCGTGAAAGATTGTATCATATTATGTCCAATGAAGAAGTTTTGGAATTTAAATGAGTTGGAAGAAACAAGTTTAGAGAATATTCAAGATAGAATTAGCAAGGCGAAGACAATAGAATTTTCGGATAAGTTAGATGGTTCCATGCAATCTGCACGTTGGTATGATGGTAAAATTGTTATGGCTGGCAGTCAAGCAGTTAATCCAAATAAATCGTGGCGATTAAAAGATGGATACAGGATGATTCATAGCTTGCCTGGATATAAAGAGATACTTATGAAATATTCAGATTATACTTTTATATTTGAATACATTGCTCTAAAGGATACTCATGTTGTTAAGTATACAAGAGAGCAAGAAGGATTGTATCTTATAAGCATTAGAGATATAGAGACAGGGTATGAATGGAGCTATAATACGGTAATTAGTATTGCAAATGAATATAATATCCCTACAACAAAATTGTTTAATAAAACACTTAAACAAGTATTATCTGAACTTGACGATAAATCATCCGATGAAGCTGAAGGTTTTGTAATTAATATTGACGGTTATAGAGTCAAGGTGAAGTATTCGGATTATGTATCTATCCATAAAGCCTTATCTAAATTATCTTCCGTCAATCTTATTATTCGTAGTATTGCTGATGACAAGTATGATGATCTTCTTTCTAAACTCCCAATTGCGTATCATGACAATGTTAAAAAGGTTGCTGGTATTGTAGTTGATTATATTAACAAAACCGAGAAGACGATTAGAGAATATTATAGCAGAGACCAAAGGATAACAGGAAAGAGTTTATGATTTGGATTGATAAGAATGTTCCTAAAGAGTTTCGGAGTTATTGCAGAGAATTGTATCTTGGTAAAACAATCAATGTAATTAAGAGTGGAAATGGAAAGCAACCTAAATATAAAAAACTGAAAGATATGGGAGTAGAAGATTATTATAAGATTTTTACAGAGGAGTAATTACATATGAAACCTACCTTTATTATGATGTGTGGTTTACCGGGTAGTTGGAAATCCAGCTATGCAGAAGTTATATCAGAAAAAAATAATTCCGTAATTTGCAGTTCAGATGCTATTAGGGAAGAATTGTTTGGCGATGTAAACAATCAAGATAATAACGAAGAAGTATTTAAAGAATTACATAAGAGAGTGAAAGAGAATCTTAGTAATGGGAGAAATGTTATTTATGATGCCTGTAACATTAACTCAAAACGGCGTAAAACATTTTTGGATGAATTAAAGAAAATTCCTTGCGAGAAGCAATGTATTATTATGGCTTCACCATATGAGAAATGTTTAAGAGATAATAAAATAAGACGCAAAGTTGTTCCTGATGAAGTGATAACGAAAATGTATAAAAATTGGCAGACACCTTATTATTTCGAGGGTTGGGATAAAATTGCAATATTTCGTGTGCCAGGTACAGATAGGTCACTTAATGATTTTGTGATTAAACATATAAAGTACAATCAGGATAATTCTCATCATACTTTATCTCTTGGGGAACATTCTTTGACAGTGGCTCATAATTTTGAAAAGCCAATGTTATATTATGCTGGTTTACTTCATGATTGCGGAAAGCCTTTCACAAAATCCTTTACGAATTATAAAGGTGAAATTAGTGAAGATGCGCATTATTACGGACACGAGTGCGTGGGAGCGTATGAAAGTTTATTTTTTAGATATCCAGATGAAGATAATATTAATGAGTTGGATATCTCTATTCTAATCAATTTACATATGCGTCCTTATTTCTGGGAGAAAGATAAAGAACACGGCGAAAAGACGAGAGAGAAGTATCGGAAACTTTGGGGCGAAGAACTGTATCAGAATGTGATGAAGTTGCATGAAGCTGATAAGAAGGCTCATTGAAACTAAATTATTAAAAAGATAGGTGAACTTATGAGTACAAATGAAATATTAAGAGAGTCTTTTAGAAAAGTCTTGGATTATAAACCAACAGGTAAAGAACTGACTCGTCAAAAAGAAATTGAGGAACTTGCTGCCAAAGAAAAGGAAGAATACAACAGAAAAAGATATGATTTTTATAATGATCCTTTGCATTGGGACAATAATAAACGTAGAAGACATCATCTACCGGTATTAAGAGGAAATAAAAATAAATATAGAAGTAAAACGTTTCCCGCGTTTCATCCAACTGTACGTTTCTTTTGTACGATCGAAGATATGATAGACGATGTATTGGGCGATGTTATAACACAGGACAGATTTTTCAACCAATTTGTAGATACAAAGAATTTAGAGTGGGGGGATAAAAACGTATTTAGATTAAAATAAATTCTCGGTTCTATTGGGAGGTGAAAGATATAGGTGGATGATATTATAGATGCTACTGAGTTATTTAAGCAAATTGAAAAAATCTGTTATCCTGTTGTTCAAAGTATGGATGAAAAAGAATATTTGTGGTATAAGCTTTTGTGTTACTATCATGCAAAAACAGAATTATATGATAGAACATTGACTGATGAAAGAAGTCCTTATGATCCAACAGAAGCATTTATTACTAGTAGAAATCGTAGTACTTCAGAATACTATGCTGAAATAATGTATACAAGGATAAGGATATTTGCTTCTAAACTAAAAATCCCTGACGCAGTTATTCAAAAAAATAAAAATGGGATTACATATAGATATTCTGCACAGGGATGGATAAATGAGTATAATAGGTTGGTTAAAGATGGTGAAATGGGTTTTATAAATAAGGTAATGAACGGATGGGCTTTATAAATATGGGAAATAAATTCCACGTTTTAAGGAGAAAAATATATGAGCATGATAAAGAGTTATTATGTTATAGTCGGCTTTGATTTAACTGGCTATGAGACAGATAAATTTAATGATTGGAAATGGACAGAAGAAGGAGAAAAATATCTTAACGGTCATATTAATGGTTCAGTTCAGTTGTTTGATGATCCTGTGAATGAAGAACATTTATATCTAGGATATGTTTTGGCTTGTGGTGATGAGTATGATTTCGCAACACAAGCATTCAATTTATCTGATATTACAAGTGTTGAAAATGAAACATTTGCTACATTAATAAAATTAGAAAAAGTAGGAGTTATTCTAAAAGATTCATATTTTAAGCTACATTACAAAATTATTGCGTTTGAGGAGTGTAGATAAAATAGAAAAGAACGGAAGCTTATATTCGTGCAATGGAAGAAATGGAGGATCGGAAGAATGGCTAAAACGGTTGATATGTCTGGTTTCGACGAATTCTTTGATAATCTCGAAGAATATGTAAATAAGCAAGGTTGTACTCTTGGTAAAGATGCTGATAGGTTACAGGAACTGATGCATTGCATTTCATATTGTTATATTCATGGAGTTGTTACTGATAGTCAAAGAGATCAAATGAACAAGAAATTTGTGAAACAATTTCAGAAAGCGTTGTATGAATTATAAACCAGATAGAAACGATATTTTATGAGGAGTTTATATGATAACTACATATTGTAATTATGGTTTTATGATAATGATAAAGGATGATTTTGATGAAATGTTTGAGATGACGGATAAAAGAAGTAATCATGAAGAATAGGTTGGTGATTAATCAATGATTTATATAACAGGAGATATACATGGTGATCCAAGTAGATTTTCAGTAGATTGTTTTCCAGAACAAAAAGAGATGACTAAAGAAGATTATGTTATCGTTCTCGGTGATTTCGGTCTTGTTTGGGATTATAAAGGCGAAAATAATCATGAAAAGTATTGGTTAGATTGGTTAGAAAATAAACCATTTACAACATTATTCATTGATGGGAACCATGAGAACTATGACAGATTAGATGCTTATCCAGTAGAAGAATGGCATGGTGGCAAGATTCATAAGATTAGACCGTCAGTAATTCATTTGATGCGTGGGCAAGTATTCACTATTGAAGATAAGACATTCTTTACATTTGGTGGTGCAAGCAGCCATGATATTTCTGCCGGTATTTTAGAGCCAAATGACCTTGATTTTAAAGAAAGAAAAAAGAGATTAGATAAAGACCCATTCGCTTTGTATAGAATCAATCATATTAGTTGGTGGAAAAGAGAGTTACCTAGTGAAGAAGAAATGAATGAAGGATTGGAAGATCTTGAAAAGCAGAATAATAAAGTAGATTACATCCTTACTCATTGCGCTTATACTTCGTTGCTTAGACAATTAGATGGTGGTTCTGGTTTATACGAGAGTGATTACCTAACGGATTACTTACAGAAGATTAAACAAATAATAGATTATAAGCAATGGTTATTTGGGCATTTTCACGTTAATGAAAATTTCTATTGGGAAAGAGCAACATGTATTTATGAGCAAATTGTTAGAATTTTATAAGAATAAAAAGGAGATAAAAGAATATGGGAATTACATGTAAGCCAATTGGCAAGTTTGAAGGAATATTAAGAAAAGTAGAAAATAAAGCAGAACAACAGAGAAAAGAATCTAAAATTAGGAAAGATAATAAGAAAAGTATTAAAAAGTAAATTAATATTGTTGTGAACACTTATTAGATACAAAAATCTATTGAACAGGTTTGGCGGTCTGCTTAATAGAAGATAAATACATATAACACAATTTAAAAAATCCAGTTTTATAAAATTGAATAGTAAAGAGGGCGATTAAAAGATATTAGAAAATAATATATATGAATTATTGCAAGGTGATTGCATTGAATTAATGAGTAACATTCCAGATAAATCAATTGATATGATATTTTGTGACCTTCCTTATGGGACGACTCAATGCAAGTGGGACATGGTTATTCCATTTGAATCGCTTTGGAAACAATACAATAGAGTTATTAAAGATAATGGTGCAATTTTGTTGTTTAGCAGCCAGCCATTCACAAGTGCTTTAGTTATGAGCAATCCTAAGATGTTTAAATATGAATGGATTTGGCAAAAGACTCATCCAAAAGGACATTTGAACGCTAAGAAAATGCCGATGAGAGCGCATGAAAATATAGAAGTATTCTATAAGAAACCTCCTACATACAATCCACAAATGACACATGGGCATAAAAGAAAGGTAGCAAAAACTAATTACATAAGAGAATCAGATGGTAATAGTTGTTACGGTAGAGAAGTGAGAAATACTTCTTATGATAGTACAGACAGGTATCCATTAGATGTTCAAGTATTTAGTAATGCCGATCAAACGAAGAAGTTGCATCCGACAGAAAAGCCAGTTGAACTATGTGAATATATGATTAAAACATATACAGATGAAGGACAAATAATATTGGATAATTGTATGGGTTCTGGAACAACTGGTGTCGCAGCAATCAATTTACATAGAAAATTTATAGGGATTGAATTAGACAAGAATTATTTTGATATTGCTGAAAAGCGGATTAAAGAAAGTTTAGAAATTAAATAACAAAATAAATCAGAAAGGAAAAAGATAGGTAGCTACTAAGGACATGTCACTTTCTGGTAAATAATTTGGGACTAAATGTAGGATATTTAACATCTGATAAAGAAGATAATGAGCTTTATTCTCCCTACTATATTGTAGACCACATCATCAAATATCTCCCAAAAGATAAAATTATATGGTGTTCATTTGATGAAGAATGGAGTGCTTTTTATCAAAGATTGAAAGAAGAAGGATTTAATGTAGTCAGAAGTTCGTTACAAGAAGGGCAGGATTTCTTCAAGTATGAACCTGATAAGTGGGATATTATCGTGTCTAATCCACCATTTTCAATTAAAGACAAGGTATTAGAACGTTTATATTCATTTAATAAGCCATTTGCAATTCTACTTCCACTAAACTCGCTGCAAGGTAAGACAAGATATAAATATTTTAAACAAGGTATTCAGATACTTAGTTTTGATGCGAGAGTCTGCTATCACGACAAAGAACATATGGATAGTGTAGTAAAAGGAAGCCCGTTCGCAACAGCTTATTTTTGTAGAAATTTACTTCCGAAAGATTTGATTGTGGAAAAGTTAATTACATATGAAAGACCGTTGATTAGATAGTGTCTGATGGTGTTAGAACCATCGTTTCATAAGGAGGAAATGAGATATAGAAATCAATATATATTTAGTAATACATTTTGTGATTTTTGTTGTTTCTTTTTTAGCAGCAATTTCTTGTTTTATATTTGTTGATGAAACTAATATTAAATTTATTATATTTGCTTACATTTTTTTATTTATAAGTGTATCTTCCACAATATTTCTTTTTATTGGTGATGATAAAATGGAATCTTCTTCCTGGCAATATGGTGAAGAACCGTACTCAACAGAACATATAGTTGCCTTGAGTGATAATAATATGATATCTGGAAAGTTTTATATTAGATCAGGCTATATAGATGAAAATCTTTATTATCAATACCTAGTTAAATTAAATAGTGGTGGTTTTGTGGCAAATAAGGTTAAAGCATCAAACACTACATTATTTTATGATACAGACAATTATCGTGTGGAATGGTATACAAGGACAAAGAAGTGGTTGTACTTTGAGAAAAAAGAAAATTATGTAAAGATTTATATTCCGGAAGACAGTATCAGTAGTGATTTCTCCGTTGATTTGAATTAAAGAGGTTATTTATGAAAGCAATAATTTTTGATAGGTGGTTTCAATCACCAGATGAATTTAAAGAATTTTGTGAAAGTATCGGATATAAAAGATTTGACATTATAAGCTGTTCAAGAAATTATGATTTAATGTTTGACGAAAGAGTTATTGAATTTTGCGAAGAAAGATTATCAAAATTATGGAGTGAAATGGTTTATAAAGGCAAAGAGAGCATTGAATTCAAAATAGGTTTCGCTGGTGCAGGATATATTCGTGATATAGATACAGATAAAACATGGGTTATTGAACACAATAAGGTCGATGCTCCGATTATTAAATATGTGACACCTAGAAGGAACGAGTATGGACATTTATCTGTGTTATACATTAATTGAAGTATTTTTTTATTTAGGAGGTTAAAACTAATATGGACAAAGAAGAATTATTAAATATCCTTGATAACGGTATGACGGTAGATGAGCTAATTAAAAAGTTAAGAAAATTTGATGAAGATATCCTTGTTATTAATGGTAAAGATAAGGAGGGTCTTCCTGTCACTTATGTTGAGGAAACAGATATTAATTACTGTTATGATGAAATTATTCGTAAGAAAGTAGTACAAATCTGGTAATAAAAGGAGAATATAATGGTAGAAATCTTAGGTGGTCATCTAAAAATGTTCATGGATTTAATGGACGAGAATTGCGAAGACACGAAAATTACATATGCTGGTGATCAATATGAGGTTTGGCAAGTATCGGATTATTTATTTCAAAGAATGTGTGATATGTCAGAAGAAAAATTTGTTGAGATAGCTGGTAAAGATGCTTGGTGGAGAAGTGCAGAAGGCAGTGTTATGGGTGTTCCTGATATGAAGACACATATTAAAGGACATGAAATGTTAGGATGGGATAAATTTTGGGAGCACGACGAATCAGATAATGTATCCGAATATGATTTTCGTAGTCTTACATCTTATTTATGTGACGTTTGTGGTGCTTCACAACCTACAAATGTCTGTGCGCTGGCAGTGGATCTAGCCAAGTATAACAATATGACTATGGGCGAGCTATTTAGTAAGTATGAAGGATAAGGAGAATTAAATTTTGAAATATAAAATTAGTAATGCTTATATAGAAATTAATGGAGAAAGCATAGCAGTTGGTACTGTTTTAGGGGAAGAAGATAAACCGGAAAGCCTGTATATGTCAGAGACAATTACAAATTCTGAATACGAAAAAGGATTAAAAGAATTTATTTATGGAACATCACGAATAAATGATTTGGTCTATCATCGTGTTGCAGTATTTAAGGATTTTGTCGCTACAAGTCCTGTTGAACAGAAGTGGATTGATGAATTGAAGTTAATGGGATACGATACGTCAAAATTAGCATATGTGATAGCGGAATAGAAGCAACATTTTATTGGTAAAATAAAGCTAGTAAAATCAATGAGTTTAGAGGTTGAAAATTAAAAAAGAGATAAAATAGAACAAAAATAAGTATTTTTAATGTTTTTCGGAAAATTATTAAAAATAGAGTCCAAAAAAGTCTTAGTTTTCAATAGTTTTTTGGCATTTAAATACAGAAACACAAAATGTAAAAATCCCCATAGAACGGTAGTTTCAAAGGGATTTTTATACAGTAATGTATAACCTCATATGAGGTATTTGAATAGCCTAAGTCTTAATTGACTACGTTCATTTAGTTATCACACCATAGAATGATTCCCTAGTTCTATGCAACTGTGTAGGCACTGTAAAAGTCTTGAAAATCACGAGACGGTCAACCTAGTATTGGTCGAATGACAAGCTATTTGAACATTGGCGAAGGGAAACAACTCTGAAAGGAGGACGAAACTTGAGAGTATTCGTCAAAAATATGAGAGGTGAGGCTTTAATGCCTTGCTCTCAAAGAAAAGCTAGACTTCTATTAAAAGAAGATAAGGCAAAAATTATTAACTATAAGCCATTTGCAATACAATTAAAAATTCAAACTGGCGAATCAACACAAGAAATTCATCTTGGAATTGATACAGGTGCAAAGTATATTGGTATTGCTGCTACAAGCGGTAATAAGGTCTTAGCAAAAGGTGAGATTGAATTAAGAGATGATATTCATAAGAATATGACAAATCGACAAACCTTGCGAAAAACGAGAAGAAGCAGAAAAACAAGACATAGACCATCGAGATTTCTAAATAGAAAAAGAAAAGATGGCTGGTTGCCACCAACAGTTCAAAGTAAGCTAGATGCTACTTTTATGTGGATAGACAAATTTATTAGTTTATTACCAAATCCAATTTTACATATAGAAGTTGGGAAATTTAATACTCAAAAAATGAAAAATCCTGACATTACTAACGAAGAGTATCAGAATGGTCAATGTGCAGGATATTATGATACAAGGTATTTTGTATTTGCAAGAGATAATTATATATGTCAAGTATGCAAAAAGAAAAATAAAATATTACGCACACATCATCTTTTATATAAGTCAAAAGGTGGCACTGACAGTGCAGACAATTTAATAACTGTTTGCACCGATTGTCATACATCAGAGAATCACAAACAAGGTGGCATTTTCTATGATTGGATGATGAAACATAAGAAAGTAAAATCATATAAAGAAGCAACATTTATGAACATTGTTAGAAGAAGAACTTTTCTGAAGTACCCCGATGCTGTTATTACGTATGGATCAGAAACCTCTCCATATAGAAAAGAACTTGGGTTAGAGAAAACTCATTATAATGATGCTATTGCCATTTCAAAGATTGAAAATATTAAAGAAAATCCAAACGAATATTTTTGTATTAAACAGTTCAGAAAGAAAAAACGCTCATTGCATGAAAGTATCCCAATCAGAGGCAGAAGAAAAGATAAGAATGTAAATGCAGAAAGAAAAAATAAGAATGTTCCTTATAGAGCAGGTTGGTATATGAATGATATGGCTTTGTGTGAAGGACAAATAGGATGGATTTATGGTTTTTCTGGAGGGAATACATCAAATGCTTGTGTATTAAGAGATATAAATGGTAGCATTGTTCGCACTTCAACTGTTAGTAAAAATACGCCAAGTATCAATACTTCTACTTTAAAATTTATTTGTCATAACAATAATTGGCAATATCAAATTATATAATATTTGAAAAAATATTACTTTTATTCAGGTAGTTGCAAATGCCTGGATAAAAGCAGCTTTTACAAAATTAAAAGAAAGGAAATTAACAAGTAACACCGGTTAAAATGATATGCATATCCTTGAGGATCAAGGAATTTGAACAAAAATACAAATAATAATAAAAGTAATAATTTAACGAAATTAAAAGTAATTGAACTGTGTAGTGGAATTGGCGCACAGATTAAAGGAATTAAAAATACGAATTTATTTGATTCAGAAGTTGTAGCAACAGCAGATTTAGATAAAGAAGTGGTAGTCAGTTATGCGGCAATTCATTGTGGTTTAACAAATGATTTGATTAACAGTTATGAAAATTATCCATCTAAAGAACAGATGGTAGAAGAACTTACAAAGAAAAGACTCGGATATGATTTTAAAAACGATAAACCTTATGATTGGGAAAAATTAGCAAAGAAAAAAGATAAAACAAAAGGTGTTGAGAAGTATTGGTTAGCAGATAAACTATCACATAATCTTGGAGATATGATAAAAATTGAAGAATTACCAGATTGTGATTTTCTATCTTACTCCTGTCCTTGTACCGACATCAGCATTTCCGGTAAACAAGAAGGACTAAAATGGACTTGTCAGGATTGTGGTCACGAATATGATCCGTCTACATTAGATGTAGAAACAAGATATACTTGCCCAAATTGCGGAAGTAATAATATAAAGTCAACTCGTTCAGGATTATTATATGAGGTTGAACGTTTGCTTGTAAAAGCAAAAGAGAATGGTAATCTGCCTAAATATTTACTTATGGAAAATGTTGACGCTTTAGTTTCAAAGAAATACATAGAGAGTTTTAATGATTGGATTGAGAGATTAAGTAATCTTGGATATGATTCATATTATCAAACAATCAATGCGAAAAATACAGGTATTCCCCAAAATCGTAATAGGATCTTTTGCATATCAATTCTAAAAGATATTGATTCAAAACAGTTTGAATTTCCACACCCATTTGATACAGGCATTCGATTAAAGGATATGTTGGAAGATGATGAGGAAGTTTTAGACAAATATTTCCTATCGGATGAAGTACAAAGAAGGTTACAAATCACTGATGAAAAGTTTGAAAAGAATGTAGTTGGCACAACGCTTGGTAAAGAAAATCATAGAATTGGAACGAGAGATCTTGTTTATTGGAAAGAAGGAATAATTGGTTGTCTTACATCAACAGACTATAAACAGCCACATCAGATATTAGAAAATCCTAATGAAATAAAAAAGATTGATAATAAGATTTCAGCTAATGAGCCAATACATATTGCTGATTTGAATAGCGAGAAATATCAAAGAATGCATGAGATTTCAAGAAGAGTATATAGTGAGGATGGTATTGCTCCTGCTATGCACACTTGTAATGGTGGCAACACAGAGCCAAAGATTGAAAAAGATAATCTAAGGATTGTTAGGAAGCTTACACCAAAAGAGGCTCATAGGCTTATGGGATTTGATGATATTGATTATGAGAATTGTAAAGCAGTTGGAATGTCTGATACTCAAGGATATAAACAAGCGGGTAATTCGATTGTCACAAATTGCATATCTCTATTAATTGAACATTTATATAAAGCTCAGTATGACAATACATATATTTGTACAGATGAAAAGATGGTAAATTTTCAGATTCCACAAGCGGAGTAGATAATTCTGCTTGTGGGATAGTTAGAATGGGAAATGTGTCAACAGGCAATTCACAAGCTGGCATGGTTTATGGAATAAATGGGTTGTTTCCTGCTGTATGTGCTGGCACTCATGGTTATGCAAATGGAAACATTTATGATGATAGAAATAATATTGAATTACCAGCGGTATTAAAATACCAAAGAACAGAGTACGCTAAGAAAATACGTAAGGATTATGAAGCGGGTAGAATCAAGGAACGTAGATGTAATATGCGTGAATGCACTCTGAGAGATGATGGATTGTGTAATACTATCACGACAGTGCAGAAAGATAATTACATTGTTGTCGGTGCTGCTATGAGAGGACGTTATAACTCTGATGGAAAAATTGAACAACAGATAGAAGTCAGGGATGATGAAGTGTCTAATGCAATTACGACAGCACAGAAAGATTCATTGGTGGTCAAATATGAAGAATGATAAAGAAACATATGTAGAAAGAAAGTATAGAGAGTTCTATGAGAAGAATGGTTATATCCCAAAATATTTTGTCCCATATAACTGCTTGGAAGTATCTGATTATGCCCTACATTGACAACAGAATCAAATACAAGCTTTGGAAAATCCGGTACTGTACTAATTGTTGTGAATAACGATAAATAAAATACTATATATAGTGGTTGTAATGTTACAATACCACTATATATAGAAATATTTTGGGAATAAAACTTCAATTCTATTCGGAAAAATGTGAAAGGAATTTTTGTATGAAGATATGTAAATGTGACTATTGTGGTGAACTATGTGAATCAACACCACAATATGTATTACCATCAGTAGAATTTGTAGATACAGACATCAAAGGTGGAAGTGATAATGTAACCTTATCAAAATATACAAGCAGAGTAATTCAGGATGAGCAAGTTGATATATGCCATAAGTGTAGAGAAATTATAGCTGAATTTACAAATTTGATGAAGTTTTGTGATGTAAATGTTCAAGCTATTAAAGAAGACTTGTTTAAAAAATGCACAAGAGTGGTATGAGTAGCTTGAAGAAAGTAGATATTGTAAGAAAAGAGAAAAATGAATTAGAGAAACATAACACGATATGATATGAAATTTTTATAAGGGATTTTTTAGAGAACATATAAGAAAGGATAATTAGTAGCTGGCTTTAAAGGTTGCAACCGCTTTGGTACTAATTATTGAAAATTGCAATTATTGATGCAGATTTAATAGGAAGAAATAAGCATAGATTTCCTAATCTCGTTTCTATGAAATTATCAGGATACTACAAAGAGTTAGGAAGTGATGTTGAATTAAAAACAGATTATGAGAATCTATCAGATTATGACAAAGTATTCATATCTAAAGTATTCACAGACACACCAATAGACGAAACCATATTAAATCTTCCAAACGTAGAATATGGTGGTACAGGTTTCTTTTATGATAAAGCACCAAAATTACCAGATGAAGTAGAACATCATATGCCGGATTATCACCTATATGATGATTGGGTAAATGATAAGTTAGCGAATGGTAGTAAGAAGAATGATTTTAAATATTACACGGATTATTCGATTGGGTTACTGAGTAGAGGATGCTTCCGTCAGTGTCAGTTTTGTGTAAACAGGAATTATAAAAGAGTTTCAGTACATAGTCCATTAGACGAATTTGTTGATAAATCAAGAAAGAAAATATGCTTATTAGATGATAATTTCTTAGGTTGCCCTAATTGGAAAGAAATGTTGCTTGAATTGCAAGCCACTGGCAAACCATTTCAATTTAAGCAAGGGCTTGATGAGCGTATATTAACAGATGAAAAATGTGAGTTGTTATTTAAGAGTAAGTATGATGGTGATTATATCTTCGCATTTGATAATATTGCCGATTATGACCTGATTGAAAAGAAGTTACAGTTACTAAGAAAGTATACAGATAAAGTTCCTAAATTTTATGTCTTTTGTGGTTTTGATAGAGAAGATAAATGGGATAGTGATTTTTGGAAACAAGATTTATGGGATTTATGGAAACGCATCGAATTGCTTATGAAATATCATTGTTTACCATACATAATGAGGTTTGCAAAGTATGAAGAATCTCCATATAGAGGAACTTATATCAATTTGGCTGCGTGGTGTAACCAACCATCTGCTTTTAAGAAAAAGTCATATAGAGAGTTTGTGAAATATCAGCAATCAAGACATCCCAAAGAATGTTCAGAAACAAGATATTTGAAACAAATTGAACAGGATATGCCTGATTTAGCAGAAAAATATTTTGATATGAAGTTTATGGATTTTAATTAAAATAAAAGAGAGGGATATTATGAAATTCATTTTAAACGGTTGCGATATATCTTTCACAGCAGAAGCACCTGAAGATATTACATTAAAACAGTTATTAGCACAATGCGACAAAATTAAACCGGATTATTGTGCTTGTGGAATCTGTTCTTATGAAAAAGAAGGATTTAGAGAAGATGTAGAACCGGAAATTATTATTGGATATGACAGTATTAGGAAAGCTAGTGACGATGTAAGTTGTAAAATTATTGGAGAAGAATAATTTAGTAAACAATAAATTAAGAAAGAGGTTGTAAAAGATGATTAGAAAAGTTGATAAGAAAAACAAATTTATATCCGTATTCAATCCAGATACAGGATTTTATGTGAGAACTGGAGTTATTAAAGATGGTAAAGATACCGGCGAAGATCCTTTTATGACTTCATTTCCTGAATTACTCGATGTGGGAATTATGCAAACATGTGTATGTAGTCATAAATGTAATGTTGATTGCTACCAGAAAGCAATTGATAGAACTGGAAATAATATGTCTGTAAAAGATTTTAAAAGTATCTTGGAACAAGGTAAGGGTAAATTATTTCAGGTAGCTCTTGGTGGAGCTGGTGATGTAGATACACATGAAAATTTTGAAGATATTGTAAGACTTTGCAGAGAATATAATATTGTTCCAAACTTTACAACAAGTGGAATCATGATGACAAAAGAAAAAGCTGAGATATGCAAGAAGTATTGCGGTGCAGTTGCGGTGTCAGAACATTTTGCTGATTATACGGATAAGGCTTTAGATTTACTTTTAAATGCGGGTGTTAAGACTAATATTCACTATGTATTAAGTAATAAAAGCATTGATACTGCTATTGATAGATTGAAAAACAATAGCTTTAAAAGAGGGATTAATGCAGTTGTTTTTCTTCTGTATAAACCTGTAGGACTTGGTATTGAAGAAAATATGTTGAAAGCGAATGATCCGAGAGTAAAAGAATTCTTTAGTTTGATTGATAAAGGAAATTATCATCACAAAATTGGATTTGATAGCTGCTCTTGTTCAGGAATAGTTAATTATGCAAGTAATATAAATCTTGACACTCTTGATTTCTGTGAAGGAGCAAGATATTCAGCTTACATTGATGCAAATATGAATATGATGCCTTGTTCTTTTGCTAATCAGGATAGTAACTGGTTTGTTAGTTTAAGAGAACATACAATCAAGGAAGCGTGGGATAGTGATATTTTTGAAAAATTTAGATATTCGTTAAGAAATTCATGTAATGGATGCATCAATAGATTAAACTGTGCTGGTGGGTGTCCACTTGTTAATCAGATTACATTGTGTAATAGGAAAGAAAGAGACTTTAAGACAAGATAAGCGTGGTGAGAATTACGAAGATTAGATTTGATTTTGTGACTAATTCATCAAGTAGTAGTTTTATTATTGAAAAAGACCAATTATCATACGGACAATTGTTAAAATATTTATTACAGATTGCAAATAAAGAAGCATCTTATTGGGACGATGAATCCGATGATAAAACATATAAATGGAAAGACGTAGAAAAGAATTGTGTTGCTGGTAGATATAACATTATTGAAGCAACGCCGGAAAATCCGCATACAGAATATGATGAATTTGGATATGGGGATTCAGAGGAAAAGATTTATACAAATCATTATATTATAGACAATGGAAGTTGTGGAAGATACGATTGGGATGTTGTTAGAGAAGTATTAGATAAGCATGGTATTAAATGGAGTTATGGGTATTGCGATTAAGGAGGATATGTAGTGAAGATTCGGAATGATTACGTTACTAATAGTTCAAGTAGCAGCTTTATTATCGGTAAGAAGGATTCTGAATCAGTTACAATTGATTCGGTTTTCCAGACAATAAAAACATTCTATAAAGAGTACCTAGATGCAAGAAACGCTGTTATCCAATATATTAAAGACAATCCTAAACTTGGTTTGGTTTATCAGTTATCAGAAGATGGAGCATATTATCATTTTAAATTTATTAATGGTAACAGGTTTGATAATAAGAATACAGCAATAGAGCGATCTATTGAAAGAGATTTTGGTATTTCTACATGGGATTATTTTTATAAAGATTATGATTGGTTAGAATGCGATACATATAACGATTATGAAAATTATTGGATTGCTAAAATGAATAATGCTAATAATAAGTGGATTCATGCGCCGTTTACCATAGCAGATTTTCTCGAAGAAAAAGAAATTAGATGGTTACATTGGGGATGTAATGAAAAAGGCATTCATAAAGTCAACAGTAAATCTAATACTCTTGGTTGGTATTACAAATATGTAGAAGAAGCATTTGAAAATATGGAATCATGTGATAAGTGTAATTATTCAGATTGGTGTGACAGAGAAGAATGTGAACAACAAAAGATTTTTCTAAAAGGACAAGATATACCAGAAGATAAAGCATGTTTGTGGTTATTAGGAAGAGTTTGTATTCATTCAGAATGCGGATATATTCCTGATTATGTAGTAACGAGATTAGCGAATATATCAGAATATTCGTGCAATCATATGGGATAAAGAAAGGATGAATTATCGTGAAAATTAGAAGCGACTACGTGACAAATTCAAGCAGCAGTAGTTTTGTTATTGCTTATAGAAATCTTCCAGAATTTGACGAAGATACACTGACCAAATATCCATTTTTGAAAAATTACGGAGAACTAATAGAGAAAGTATTATTTACAGAAGGTGATAATGAAACCGATGAGGGTATCGTATCAAGAACAAAAGAAGAGTATGATAAGAACTTTATTTCTGTATATGGGTGGAAAGATAATCAATCTGTAGAAGATATTTTAGAAGATGATGATTGGCTCACGAATACATATAACAAATCTATTGAATATATTGAAAAAGGATTCAATATTTTAGATAAGAGAGTGGATTATAACGATACATATTGCTCAAATATGATTCGTGAATTAGCAAAAGATAAAGATAATTTTGTAATATTGGAGGATGAATAATTGAAGATAAGAACTGATTTTGTCACGAATAGTAGTAGCTCTAGTTTTGTATGTGAAATCTGTGGACGAACTGAAAGCGGATTTGATGCTAGTTTAAGTGATTTCGATATGATGGAATGTATTAATGGTCATACATTTTGTTGTGATGAAGCGTTAGAAAGACCATCAAAAAAAGAACTTATTAAAATGATTTTAGAAAACGAATGGAATAAAGATGCATGGGATTCTAAAACAAAGTATAGAAGAGATTTTTCGGAAGAAGAATTACTTGTTATGGAAGAAGATGTTTTGTTTGACAAGTTCTGTTCTGAATGTGGATATTATGAAGTTCCTGAATGCGTTTGCCCTATCTGCCAGTTTATTGAATATTCCGAATATGACCTTAGTGCTTATTTGTTAAAAGAGTATGGGGTATCAAGAGATGAAGTTTTCGCAGAAGTGAAAAAGCTTAATAAGAGAAGAAGAAAGTTGTATGAGAATGAATATATTACATATGTTTGTAAGAAATTTGACTTAAATCCAACTGAAATTGTTGCAGCTTGGAAAGAAAAGTTTGGTACATACAATAAATTTAGAGAGTGGTTGGAAAATTAGAAAAGAGACATACTGTATATAGTGCTTTACAAATGTTAAAACACTATATATAGATTTAAAATCCAGATAAAATTTTTGTTTTATTTGGAAAGTTACGATGATTAAAAATTTAATTCTATTCCATCAGAAATAGATAATTTATAAAATTTATGTATATTGCCTTGCTTGTCAAAACCTTTAATAATCAGTCTATCTAGCCAAAAATAACCTTCTTTAAGGTTTGACAAAGTATTACCACTTGTATCTCTCATAAACTGGATACATTCATTAAAAATTGGATTCACTCACAACCTGAGTGTAATGTACATTACGATTTAACTAGTATTATCCTTACCTTTCTTTACTTTTTGTCGTTTGCAAACTTTAAAAATTCTTGAATAGAATTAAATATTGATGTGCCAGAAAAGGGCTATGACAATATTGAAGATGTAGATTTAGCAAGTTGGAACGACTTAGTAAAAATGCAGGAACGGCATTTGTATCAGATAGAGAAGAAATCAAAAGGGATTATTAAGAAGAAAATGCGAAAGTTTGATGAATATATACCATTAGTTCCTGTAAGTATGGGTAAAGATTCTATGGTTACTTGCCATTTGGTAAGAGAATGTTATCCAGATACCAAAGCGATTTTTAATAATACAACTTTGGATTGTGCTGATACATATAGAATGGCAAAACAGTTTCCTAATTGTGAAATGATGACACCAAAGCAAGGTTTCTATCAATACATAAAAGAACAGAACGTAGTGTTTAATAGAATATCTCGTGGTTGTTGCCGGATATTTAAGGTTGGTGAAATGGTCAATCAGTTGGATCATAATACTCCATATTTGATGTTTATGGGTATGAGAAATGAAGAAAGTAATACTAGGAGTGGTTATGGTGATGAATGGATTAACGAAACTGAATGGGGAGATACTTGTTGGCAAGGAATTTTACCAATTAGAAAATGGTCTGAATTAGATATTTGGCTTTATACATTTTGGAAGAATATAGAAATAAATACTAAGTACAGAAAAGGCTATTCAAGAGTTGGTTGTGCTATTGCTTGCCCTTACTATACCAAATCAACATGGATTCTTGATAAATATTGGTATCCAACAATGCGAAAGAGATGGGAAGATATTTTAAGAGAAGATTTTATTAGTAATAAGAAGTGGATTGTCATGAACTGTACAATTAATGAATATATCAACTTAGCTTGGAATGGCGGTGTATTCAGGCAAGAGCCAACAGAAGAAGTCATAAAAGAATATGCTGAATATAACGGTTTAGATAAAACAGTGGCAAAGCAATATTTCAATAAGTATTGTGCTAATGGCTGCAAAACAAATTCTGGTAAACAGAAGAAAATAAAAGAGAAGAATGTATTAGCAATGAATATGAAATATCATGGCAGAAATATTAACAAGTTTTATTGCAAAAAGTGCCTGATGAAGATGTTGGATATGGATGAAGATAAGTGGAATGCTAATATTGAGACATTCAAACAACAGGGTTGTGCTTTGTTCTAAAAATGAATACTATATATAGTAGTTTATAAATGCTCAAACACAATATGTTGATTAGATTTCCCGATAAAACCTTTCTTCTATTTGGAAAATTAACAGGAGGAAACTAATGACAAAAAGAGAGAATGTATTAACAAGAGTACCATTCCAAACAAGATTTTCTGGGATGTACGTTTTGGATAAATCAAAAGATTGGGTACTTAATACCATAAAAATGTGTGGTATAGAAGATAATTGTATAGATGGAAGGTCTATAAATTTTGATATATCTTCAATAAACAACAGAATTATTATTCGTCCACTAGAAAAATATGATGATTATTTTTTGGTTGCAGAGTATCTTTGTTTTACTTCTGTTGTTGAAATTAAATCAGATGATTATATAGATGTTATTAAACAAAGTAATGGCGATTATCTATTTACTATGAAAAAAGGTGACTTAAATGATAACCAACAAGCGTGAACAGAAAATCTGTGACAAATACTCTGCCTACGATGAAACAGGTCATGTTTAGTGCTTTGAATGTCCGTTGAGTAAAGGTAATTGGAGACAGCATGACTTTCGGTGTAAGGCGAATACTCATTACGATAGGCATACAGGAGAATGGGAATACGATGAAAAGAGGTGATTCTTTGAGAAGTGATTTTCGGTTAGGAGATAAAGTTATTTTCGATAAAAGTAATGGCAATGATAATTTTAAAAGTAAAGGTTTGTTGACTAATTTTGGAATCATTATAAATAAAAATGATATTGACACATATCATATTATGTATTTTGACGATTGTAAAATTTCAATAGCATATTATATTTCTGATGATTATATCAAACCTATTGAGGATAATACATATGAACAATCAAGGATTGAAGTATATTATGAAAAACTTATTGAGGATGAAAAGAAGAAATTAAAAACAGTATCACAAGAAGAAAAGGATAAGCAGAAAGTAGAAAGATATGAGAATATTAAACAACGAATTATCCGCAATTGTGAATGGTGTGTAACTAAGGATTTAGATGATGAAGATTTTGTAAATCGTGTAAAAGAAATTGCTAATCTTAAAAAGCAACTATTCTCACCTGAACGGCTTCCGTGTATGAATGAGATTCATAGATATAATGGAACTATTAAATATAATATTAGAGAATTGGAGTATGAAAGAGATAAGCTGCTGAAACAAATTTCTGATGAAGAAATCGAATTAAGATTGGGAAAGTTTTGATTTAAAATTTACAAGAAAGGATACAAGGCGTTGCAACCGTAAGAGATATCTGTCCTTTTTGGTAAAAGAAAATAAAATATATGGGTTCAAAGAGCAGGATAGTTAATAACATTCTGCCAATAATTCAGAAAAGATTAGAAGATTATAATATTAAAACGTACATCGAACCATTTTGCGGCGGCTGTAACGTAATTGATAAAGTGGTTTGTGATAAGAAAATTGCATCAGATAATAACAAATACCTAATAGAGTTGTTCAAAAATATAGACAAAATAGATTTACTTCCAGAGATTGCTTCTTATGAGCATTATTGTGAATGTAGAGATGCTTATAACAATTCTGATTTCTCAAATTTTCCCAAATGGTACATTGGTATGATTGGATTTCTCGCTAGTTATTCCGGCAGGTTCTATGACGGAGGGTTTAATGGAACTGGTTATTTAGAAGGAAGAACAAAAAGAAATTATTATGATGAAGCAAAAAGAAATTTAGCTGCACAAGTTAAAGATTTAGATGGCATTGATTTTGTTTATGGCGATTATTTTGACCTATATAAAGATAATGAGGATTGCTTATTCTACTGTGATATTCCGTATAAAGATACAAAGCAGTATAATACTTCAAGAAATTTCGATTATGAAAAATTTTGGGATTGGGCTGAAAGAATGTCAGAGAAGAATATAGTATTAGTTAGCGAATATCAAGCACCTAAACAATGGGAATGTATATGGGAGAAACCATTATTAAAGACAATGAATCATGGGGAAAAATGTTAATTCAAATGAGAAATTGTTTGAGATTAGAGAATAAAAGGAAGATAAATAGAAGAAAGAAGTGATAAATTGGTTAAAAAAGAATTTGAGATAAAAACTCATACAGTTACAGATAAGGTTTGTACAAAAGAAACGCTTATTTGTGATATTTGCGACAAAGAAATTCCATATCGTTGTGGTTACTGGCATTTAGTTACGCAGCATCATGATTGGGGAAATGATAGTATAGAGAGCATTGAATCTTTTGATGTATGCTCAAAAGATTGTATGAATGAAAAGTACAACGAATACATGAATGATAGTGGAGAGAGCGATTACAACACTATGGAATTTGAAATAAGCAGAGAATGTAACTCTTATGGGATAAAGCAATAATTAAAGTAACAAGATATAGAATCTGCGTTTTATTGGGGTAAATTTTAGAGAGGAGAATGGTTAAATGGACATGAATTATAACATTACAATAAAACTTTCACCGGAAGAATTGAAAAATATTATTGCCGAATATATTTCAAAAGAGACAGGAAGAAGAATAAAAAGTGATAATATAAAATTCTTAGCTACCTATGATTGTGTTGGATATGGAATGAATGAATATTATGAAACCGTATTTAAGGGTTGTGAAATAGATTGCAAGAGGGAATAATATTGGACGAAGATTATTATCTTGATATATGGCTAGATGCATGGTCAGAACAATTTAAGGATAAAAATAAAGCATTAGAAATATTACGAAAACTTTCTGACAATCTTAATATGCCAATTCGAGAAATTGTTGAGCATATTGATATTATTGCTGGATATCCAGAATTTTCATATGAGTTATTAGAGAAAATAGCAGATATATATAATTCAAAAATTGATTTTCCAAAAGAGAGTATTTCTTCTATCAAAAAAACAAATCAAATATTGTAAAAATCCAATGGAGAAGAAAAGATTAGAGGAAAAATTAAATGGTCTGTATAAAAAAAGAAAAATAAAGATAAGAGGTGAATAAAAATTATACTTATATTCGCACATATTGCATTGGCTATTATGAGTATGTCGATGGCAATTAATCAGGGTAGGAAAAGATATAAGATTTGGTGGACTGCTATTTCAATTATCTGGGCATTGTGTGTAATTATTGAACTATTAAAACTTGTAGGGATTATGTAAGAGTTACTTTCATTACCTCTACAAATCCAAACTTCTATTGGGAAAATTTTTTGAAGAAGGTGATAAAAATAATAAATATTTCACAATGGGCTAGAAAATTAGATGAGAAATATTGTGTATATAGATATATTGATATGTCTGATGGTGTAATTAAATATGTTGGAATTGTTTGTAATGGAACTGTCGCAAATAGACATAAAGCACATTCAAAAGAAGATTGGTATATTGATGGTCAATATTTAGTGGAATATATAGTTGTAAATAATCGCAGCGAAGCTGAAGCGATTGAATCTCATTTAATATCATTATATGGGACAGATCAATATTACAACAAAGCAAAGACAGGGTGGGGAATAAACACATTGCTCCCAACTGAATTTGATTGGAAACCAGTAATTACAACAATTGATGATTTGGTAAAAGATATTCAGAGTTCATGTAACTATTATGATGATAAGTATAATGGGAAGATACCAACTGATAGAATTAGAGATTACATAGAAGAAATCAATTATATAAGACAAGTACGTGAATATTTGGAGAATATAGCAGTGTAGTAATTATTAGAGTTTAGAAGAAAGAGAGAAATAATTTATGAGTGATGTAACTAAAATATGGCTTCCATATTTTGAAACATTTAAAGAAAAATACACAATTACAAAAGGAAAGAAAATTGATTTAACAAGCATTTCTGTTCATGGTGTGCCATACTTCTCTTTATAAGACAAAGATTTAGAAGAAATAAATTTTGAGATTAAGTGTATTGATGGTGAATGGATAGTGTATCCACTAAAAAAATATGATAATTATGCGATTAAATATACTAGATATGTTGAAAAGATTTTTTCTGAAAATGAACCGAAGGTTTCAGCGAAAACGATCAAATTAACAGATGAGGAAGTTACTTTTATAGATACAGAAGCATTAGTAAAATGTTTAAGAACTGGTGGTTCAACATATGCAGAATATGATAAGAATGGAAAAATTTTAATGAATATACTTTTCTCATATAATGAAGAATAGATAAAAATTTTCCAAATAAATCTCGGCTTCTATTTCCATCGAGAGAGGTGATTAAGAGCTTGAGTGATTTCAACGAATCTGAAAAGAATGAATTTATAAATCTTATCAATTCTGTAAAGCCATGTTTCTGTTTTTCTGATAAGGAAACACATGAAAAATTCAATGAATGGATAAGAAATCAAAAAGATATAGATGATTTATTTAAGAAAATAGAATGGTATGAATATGAAGGATTAGAAGAAAATTATATTTATGTTATACCTAGTAATGGCAAATATTTAAAATGTATGCTGGAGAAATAGAAGAATGAAATTATATTTAGCAAGTAAAGAATTAGATTTAAAAGAATTACAAGAAAAGATTATTTATTTCCGCATTCTTAAAAATAAATATCCATATTTGTTTATGAGTGGTAGTACGTTGAGCGCAATCGAAGATCAGTCTGATTTAAAGTCATTTAACGAACCTGTTAATTCTGTAATTTGCGAGTATCGTGGTTGTAAAGTTTATCTTGATAATAGCTTGTGGTTTGGAGAAGTTGAACTTAGATAAATAAAGGTGATAAGGATGATTAGAAAAGTAAATAAATTTGCATTTCTTGATAGTTGTAACGATCCTGCTTCATTAGCCTATAACATTTTAGACGCTGAAACTGGAATGTTATTAGAGGAAAATCCATCTGATTTTACTTATTATATTTATGATTTACCTTTTAGTGTTGACAGTAAATCAGATGGCAGATATGAACGGGTGGTAGCATTAGAGTTTGTAGAAGTATGCGAAACAGACCAAGAAGATAATTTAAGTGATTTTGGTTTTACTCTGATAAATTCTCATACTGCTCATGGATATAAAATGTGGCAAAAGTTTTAAAGGAAAGGATAGAGAAAGATAGTGGCAGAAATTAAATTGATTGAAAAAGACACAGACATCTCAGCATTAACAATGCATAAAATGGATTGGGATGTTGTAGTAAACAACAAACCATATCAAGTAGTTTTAATAGAAGATTATATTCATATAATTGGTGGTCGGCATGGAGTGAATAATCTATGGATGTATCCAAGATACGAAGAACCAACATACGAAAATCTTGTTGAATATGATGGCGAGGGTTGTGGTGTGTGTTGGGGAATTAAGTATGAACCACATAATTACATAAGAAGCAAATATGATGAGTCAGAATGTTTTACAAGCGGTGGAGCAACTATTACAAGAAATGGTAAAGACTTCTATTTTTGTAGACATGGTATTGATGAAGCAAGAGTAAAAATCAGAAAATGTGAAGATCATCCATTAAATCTGAATGCAATTGAATATGATGAAAAAATGATTGGTAGAAAAGTTTGGTGGAGAAGCGAACCTGCTGTTATTACGTTTTATTGCGATGAACAGGCCTGTGTAATTCTTGAACCTGATGGAATTAAAAGGTTTACCACACCAGCAGAATTTGCAGATGAACGTGATGAATATTATGAGGACGGTGAAGTAAAAGTAGATATTTTCAGTGAACATATTTGGTGGCATAGATAATTATTAAAAGGAGAAGAATTAATTGAAAATATTAAATAAATATCAAATGCAAAATTTAATAGAAGAGTTCCCTGATAGTGGAGGAATTGTATTTGCGGAGTATGAACCTTGTGTTCTTAAATCAGAATTAATGGTAACTGATGGAGATTTCGGCGCAACAACAGTTATTCCTAATAATGGCGAAGTGTTTGATTTCGACTGGAATATTGAAGAATATAAAGATAAGGATTTATTTGCAGTATTTGACAATAATGATGTACTACAAATGATTCAAACATTAACTAGAGGATTAAAAATCAAACTTAGTAGTCAATATGATTATTAACATAAGAAAAAGAAGGTGATAATAATAGATTTAATTGAAGCATTACAGAAGCAGATGGAATTTTGTCGTGAAAAAGAAAGATATAAATGTGGAGTATATGTTAAATCCCAAGAGCATATGAAGATGGTTGGGAAAGTTATCAGCAACTTGATTCCAAGAGTAAATAAAGAAGTAGATTTAAGACTTCGCAATAATTATACTGAAGCAATTTGGACAAATGGTAGTGTTTTAAAAATAATTCGTGCAAATGATAGTGCAAGAGCACAACGGTTCAACGGAATCATAATTGACAATGATATTGAAAGAGAAATTATAAATACGATTATTTACCCAGTACTAAGACCAATTATAACAGAAATATCAAAAGGATATGAGAAGAATGATAATCCGAATGAAAGAGTTTATTACGTTGGAATTAGTGAAGACGATGTAAGAAAATCTGAACAGTATAAACAAATTTTTTATGTTTCATCGGCTACAAGATCAAGTTCAGTTTTTTGTGATGATTTGATAAAGCCATTTACAACCACAGAATTATTTAAGAAGGAGTATGAATGTATGTTTTACGAAAATGATTATGATAGACCAGTAATAGAAAAAGAATTAAATGGTGATAAGGTCATGCTATATGAAGCATGGGGAATTCCAAAGGATTTAATTACATACTCAACAGAATTTATCAATAAAACAAAGAAAACATATTTAAATGTTTCTGGTAAGTATGAAATTCAAGATCTTGGATTTAAAAATGATTTGAATATTCATATCCTTATTGATACAGATATCTATGATGGATACGAAGTACATGTTAATGATGGATTGGTAATGGTAGTATTGCATGAAATAAAGAATGAAGCACCCGCATTAAAGGACTATGGTGTATCTGAATCCGAAGATAATGAAGCTCATTTCCCAATAGATTAATAAAATAAATTCTCATTCTATTTGGTAAAAAAAATAGGAAGGAGGGTGAAATGTGCCTTATGTTTATAGATACACAGATTTAAATGATGAAATTATAAAATATGTTGGTAATGTATGGTCAAATAATCGAACATTACAGAAACGAATAAGAGAACATAAAAATGATGATTGGTACAAAGATAAAAATTGGAAAATAGAATATATTCAAGTAAACACAAGAACGGATGCAGAATATCTTGAATCTCATTTTATCGAAAAGTATAAAACATATAACTATTATAATCAGGCTAAAGCACATTGGGGCATATCTGATTTTATCAAAGATGATTTCGAATGGAAATTGTACACAGAGGATTTGTCTGAGTTTGAATGTTTAAAAAATTACAATAAAAAGTTATGTAACGAAAATAACAAACTGTCTTTAGATATAAAAAAGTTGGAATATGAATTAAAGGATGCAAAAAATCAAATAAATTATTTAGAGCAAAATAAGAATACTGATATTACACAAGATGAAATAGATGATGCTAATAATGAATTATCTTTATTAAAAATTGAAAAGGATTCACATAAAGTTGGTAGACCATCATCAATAACACCGCATGATATAGATTTAATGTTTACTTTAAGAAAAGATGGAGCTTCAATGAGAGAAATTGCAAAAATATTAAAAATTTCCGTTGGCTCGGTACATAGATTCCTTAATAATTTAGCATAATTCTGATAGAGATATTTCTAAATGTAGCAATTATTTGAGCTATATTCTGTTCAGGTGGAAAACAGCCCGCCTTTTCCCATTCTCAGAAATTCACACCACTATATATAGTGGCTTATATAGATAATACATACAATATATTGATTAAAAATGGGGATAGAATAGCTGTTTTATCGGGATAAATTTTACATAGAGTTATTTTATGTTCCAGTCGAAAGACTGTTTATCATATTTTGATTTTTGTTGGTTTAGTTATTTATTATTTTATATTTTACATTAAAATTTTTTATTTACAAGGAGGACATTTATTTAATGGCAGAAACAAATTTGAGACAGGCAAACGCAAAGGCATTTGTGCATGGTATTGTCAGCGAAAAGAATTTAAAGGTTGTAACAGAGGAAGGAAAAAATAAGATTACTGGTCATTTGACTGTAAAGACTTCTGATGTGAACTTTGTTAAGTTCAATGTCAATGTTAATGAAAAAACAAATGCTGGTACGGATAATAAGACCTATGCTGGTATTCAGACAGTAATGAATGAATACAAGTCTATTGCTGAAGTGGGCGAAGATGAAGCTACAAGAGTTAAGGTAAGTGGAGATATTAGTCCTTTTACTGGTAAGAATGGTGAAAAGATTGTTTCTTACAAGAGTAATTTCTTTAACAGATTAAAGGCTGATGAGGAATTAGAAGCAAAAGCTGAGTTCTCAATCGAGTTATTTATTTCTGGTATCAACCCTGAACTTGATACAGAAGGTGTAGAAACAGGTAGAACAATCGTTAGTGGTTGGATGCCAACATATAACGGTATTGAACCGGTTGATTTAGTTGCTGAAGGAGAAGTTGCACAGGCTATTGATTCTGGTTTCGAACCAGGACAGACAGTAGAGTTTTATGGAGATATTATTAACAATAGAATTGAAACTGTTACTGAAATTCCTGTAAAGATTGGCAAGCCAAGAAAGAAGGTTACTGTTGAAATTAAGAATGACCTTATTATTACAGGAGCTTCTGAGGCATATGAAGAGGGTATTACACCAGAACTTCCTTACGCAGCAGATACTATTCAGGCTGCTATTCAAGAGAGGGCAAACAAGCTTGAAGAAGCAAAAGCAAAGGCTCAGAGTGGTGCGAAGACCACTAGCAATGCAAAGCCTAGTGGTGCGGCGCATGGCAGAAGTTTAGGCTTCTAAGATAATTGATATATAAGGTACAAATGAAACAGTATGAAAATAAGTACCGTTTTTAACATTAGAAAATACATAAATTGGAGGAATTTATTTTAATGGAATTAGATATTTTTAACCCACAAGTCAGTACAGTCGCAAAAGGTTTAGAGGGCAAGGTTATTTTGGTTTATGGTGGAAACAACTTAGGGAAGACTAAACAGGCTACACGTATGAAAAAACCGTTCTATCTTCCGTTTGAAGCTGGTTTGAATGCAATTCCAGGTGTTCCATTTTGTCCGATTACTAAGTGGTCTGACTTTATTAAGATTAATAAGCAGTTGACTGATCCTGCAACAGTAGAAAAGGCAAGAGAAATGTATTCTACTATTATTTTTGATGAGATTGAAGCAGCCGCTAATTATTGTCAGGAATTCATCTGCCAAAAGTATAAAGCACCTTCTATTGGAGAAGGAAATGGTGGATACGGACTTTGGAAAGAGTATGAAACAGAATTTTGGAAACAGATTAATAAGTTGGTAGGTGCTGGATATTGCTGCTACTTTATTGCACATGCACAGGAGAAAGAAGGTTTTATTTCACCAAAGGCTGATAAGAGAGCATTATCGCCTATTATTAATAATACAGATTTATGTGTGTATGTTCGTTCAAATGGTGTAGATAAGGATGGTAAGGTTGTAAAATCTTCTGGATATTTAGCACAGACTGATGAGTTTTTTGCTCGTTCTCGTTTTGATTATCTCCCTACAACATATATTGAAGAATTTACAGCGGAAGCACTTGAAGATGTGATTGTAAAGGCGATTGAAATCCAGGAGAGAGAAGAAGGAATTACAGCAGTTACTTTTGCAGAGCAGAAAGCGCAGAGAACAGTTGCAACTAAGTCCTATGACGATTTAATGGATGACTTGCAGAAGCTAGGTGAGAAGTTGGCTGATAACGGTTATCTTGAAGATTTGCAGTCTATTGTTGCCAATCAGCTTGGAGAAGGAAAGAAAGCAAGTGACCTCAAGAAAGGTCAGGAACAGCTTATTGAAGCTATTATCTATGACATTGAGAGTTTTATTGAGGAGAACAACTTATAAGAGGTTTGTGAATGGCTCGACAAAGAAAATGCGTAATATGCAATGAGCTGATTGTGGATGAGCAAGGCGTTCCATACAAAGAACGCTATGCTCATCAAAAATGTTTCAATATTGCAATGAAGACATTGCAGAAAGATAAAAATAAACAAATAGATAAAGTGGCTGAAAAAAAGAAAGTAGGCAGGAAAGCAAAACCAAAGGCTGAATTAAAAGAAGCACTTTCAGAAGAAGATTATAAAGAGAAACAACAGTATTATCAGTATTTAAGACAGATAATTGAAGAAAATGAATTAAGTGCAAAAGTATATGCGTTGACAGAAGATTGTATAAAGCGTTATGCGTTTACTTACAAATCCATGTATCAGACTTTGGTTTATTTGCATGAAATTATAGAAAAAGATTTAACAGGTGATGTGGTTGGTATTATTCCGTATTATTACAGTGAGGCAATGCAATACTATGACAGTATAAATAAAGTGGCAGAACTTAATGAAAATGTTGATATCTCAAATATGTATAAAGAAAAAACCATTGTGATCCAACCCAAAAGAAGAAAGATAAAACAGATTGATATTGAGTCAATCGGGAAAGGGGTGGATTGATGGCTCATGAAGGACTTGTAGATAAGAGAGCATATCTAAATACCATAGGATGTTTACTACAAGATTCATCATTAATAGATGATATAGATAGACCATTAGATAGAACGGATTTTAATACAGAAAATTTTTATGAATTACTTTTTGTAGCGATTTACAATCTCCATATGCAAGGTTGCACCACGATTGACGAATTTAGCATAGATTCTTATTTGAGCAATTATAAAGAACAATATTCTATTTTCCAAGAAAATCAAGGAATTGAATATCTTACCAATGCCAGAGAAATGGCGACCCTTGAAAATTATGAATATTACTATCATAGGTTGAGGAAATATTCTTTGCTTAGATATTATGAAAAGCAAGGATTAGACACTCGATTTATCTATGATAGTACGATTGCTGATACTTCAAAAATGGAAACAGAACAAATTAAATTTGATAACTATACGGAACAAGACATTATTGAAATGGTTGAAACTACATTTGTTATCAATCCTAATATGAAGTATTGCACCAATACATTAAGTACAGATGTACAAGCTGGCGATGGTATGACGGATTTGGTCAATGAATTGATGGAAGTTCCTGATGTCGGCTTGGCTTTGAACAATGAAGGACTTAATACAGTATCAAGAGGTGCGAGATTAGGATGTCTGTTTATGCGTTCATGCCCGCAGGGGGGAGGTAAGACCCGTATGGCGGCTGGAGACGCATGTAAAATTGCAGTTCCTTATTTTTATGATACGGTTACAAATCAATATATTTATACAGGAAATTGTGAACCTACTACTATATTTTCAACAGAGATGCCGGTAGATGAAATTCAAACACTGCTTATTGCTGCTGTTAGTAAAGTAAATGAGGAGCATATATTGTATGGTGCTTATGAAAAAGGCGAACTTGAAAGAGTTCAACAAGCAATTTCTTACATAGAGTCAAGTCCACTATATATAGTTCATATTCCAGATTTTTCAATAGAGGACATAAAAAATCAAATCAAAAAGTATAATAGAGAATTTTCAGTACGATATTTTTTCTTCGATTATATTCATACTTCTTTAAGACTAATGGCAGAAGTAAACAGTAAATCTGGAATGGGATTAAAAGAGCACCAATTATTATTAGTGTTTGCCACAGAATTAAAAACCATAGCACAGCAGTTGGATGTATTTATTTATACAGCTTCTCAGTTGAATGGGGAGGCACAAAACGCATTATACAAAGACCAAAATTTATTAGCTGGCTCAAAAGCATTGGCAAATAAATTAGATATGGGTGTTATATCTATGGCTCCTACAAAAGCAGAAAAGAAAAAAATTGAAACGGTATTACATAAAATGGTAAATATGCCTGTTCCTAATATGTGTCATTGGGTATACAAAGTAAGACGAGGAAGATTAACACGAATTATTATTTGGACAAAGATTGATTTGGGTACTATGACTGAACAATGTCTTTTTGTTACTAATTATGATTTTGAGTTAATAGATATGGATTTCACTAAGATAGAACAGGTAGAAGAAAAAATAAAAGAGCATTCTGTTTTATTGTCTCAAGTACCAGACAATCCTTCAGAAGAAATAGAAGAAGAACCAACTGATAAAAAGAGTTGGGGAAATTGGTAAGTGAGGTGAAGATATGTATTTAGATAAAGATGCAATCTTAAACTCACTTACTAAAGACGATGTGATAAAAATTGTTACAAGTTTAGGTTCTAGTTACCCTAAAACAGATAGTAATGGAGACTTAATATTCCAATCTGTTTGTCACGGCTCAGATTCGTGGAAATTGTATTACTATCACGAACCAAACGAAGAAAAAGATTATAAAGGTAGGACTTTCCATTGTTATTCTGGGTGCTCGGATAGTTTTAACATTGTGGAATTGGTTATTAGAGCCAATCGTGTTAAAGGTAGGACACTAACATGGTATAAAGCACTAAAATATATAGGTGAATTAACTAATAAATTAGCAACAACAAGTGCAGAAGAAGTAGCAAAAGAAAAAAATCGTATTAATGATTTTGAATGGATAAATCGTTTGAAATCTGTAAAAAAGAATAAAAAAGAAGTTCCCACTCTATCGGAAATCAATGAAAATATTTTAGAAACTTTTTATTATGCACCACATGAAGACTGGTTAAAAGATAATATTTCTCGTGAAGCGTTAAGTAGATATGAGATTGGATATTATGGGCTAACTAATCAAATTGTTATCCCACATAGAGATAAAGATAATCGTTTAATTGGTATCAGAGGTCGTTACCTTGATGAGAGTGATATTGAAAGAGTGGGGAAATATGTTCCTTTGCAAATTAATGGTAAATTTTTAAGCCACCAATTAGGTTCTAATTTATATGGCATAAACGTCACACAAGACAAAATAAAAAGCATTAGAAAAGTAATGATATTGGAATCAGAAAAAGGTTGTATGCAGAATTATTCTTACTTTGGTGATGATTCTTTTGCTGTTGCTACTTGTGGTAGCAATATCACTCTAACCCAACAAAAATTATTGTTACATTATCTAAAGTGTGAAGAAGTAATTCTGGCATTTGATAGAGAATATCATGAAGCGCAATCTTTTGAAGCTGAAATTTATTATAACAAATTAGTTAAAAAAGTAGCCAATATTGTTCCATATTGTAAGGTGTGTTTGCTTTTGGATAGTGAAAAAAGGTTGCCATACAAGGCTAGTCCTACCGATATGGGGAAAGAAACTTTATTAGAATTACTAGATGAAAAAATTGTTATTACAATGGACGAAGTAAATAGAGTGTTAAAAGAAACGAAAAAGGAGAAATAGTTGCAGGAATTATTAGACAGAATTAGGTCTGTCACAGAGGACGATCAAGAGCTTCCTGTATTTTCATATAGTAAGTTAGAAGTCTTTAAAAATTGTCCTTTGCAGTACAGATATAAATATATTGAGAAGAAGTATTCACAAGATACTTCTATTGCTTTGGAATTAGGAAGTCTTTGCCATTACATCCTTGAACAGAAGGGTAAAGCATTGGCGAATGGCGAAACAGTAGATTATAACAAGTTGAATGATTTACTAATGAATGGTGTAAAAGAAACAAATGAAAAAACGAAAGAAGAATTGTTAGGAGTAAATCAATTAAAACGTAAATACTTTGAGGTATGGCACGAACCAGACAATGCGAGTGGTGCTACATACGATGAAAAAATTAAATTGTTCGCTCAGGTCTTACATGAAGAAATGGAAGACACAGATTGGATTCCTACATATTTTGAAAGACCGTTTGAATTTGTTTGGGATAATAAAGTAATTTTAAAAGGTTTTATAGACAGAATTGATGTAAAAGATGGTCAATATAAAACGGTAGACTATAAGACTTCCAAAAAGATCTATGAACAGAACAAGTTGTCTACTTCGTTACAGTTTGGAATTTACGCTTTAGCAATACTTAATGATTTTGGTACATTGCCGGTTGAATCGGAATATAGGTTTATTTTAATTGATAACAAACAATATGCCCTTACAAAAGGTTGGGAGAAAAGATTAATTAAAGCATTGGATAAGTTGTTTGGTGAAATTAAGGCGAGCGAAGAGAAAAAGGTATTTATTCCAAAAGCTACACCACTTTGCTTTTGGTGTTCGTATTGTCAAACAAATCCAGAAGCAACAATTTATAGAAACGAATGTGAATATTTTTCTAAGTGGACACCAACACAAAAGACTTTTGAAGTAAATAAAAAGTGGAATGCTTTAGAGAATATAAATACAGCACCTAAAAGAAAGTTGGTATTTTAATGACAGATGAGAGATACAAATTAGTTGAAAGAATTTTAGACTCAATTGAAAACGAAGATTTAAAAGAATTATGTATAGCAATATTAGATGACTTTCCAGAATATATCTGGCTTGTCCCTGGTAGTTCATCAGGCAAATACCATCCCTCAACTGATTTAGGTGAGGGTGGATTAATGAGACATCAGATTGCAGTTGCAAGATTTTGTAACTGGAAATTGGAACTTGAACAGAATCAGAATAAATTTGATTCAAGACAGAGAGATTGTTTAAGAATTGCTTGTTTGTGTCACGATGGTCGTAAATCTGGAGAAGAAGATTGCGGGCATACAGTACACGAACATCCAAGATTAATGTCGGAAGCAGTAAGAACATTAGTAGAAAAATTTCCAACACATAAAATAGAAATCAATATGATTGCACATTGTATTGACTCACATATGGGGCAGTGGTGCGAGAGTAAAAAATCAGATTTAGTTTTGCCCAAACCTCAGACTGAAATGGAAGAATTCGTCCATGAATGTGATTATTTGGCTTCACGGAAAGACATTGAGTTACAATTTGATGATTGGAAGAAACCGGAATTGCCACCATTAGATACATATGTCTTAACTTTTGGAAAGTACAAAGATATGAAATTAGTTGATGCTGCTGCTAAAGATAGAGGATATATTGATTGGCTAAAAGAGAATTATGGTAGAGAACCAGTTAGAAGTTTATTAAAACTATTGTAAGGAGGAAACGAGTGAGTTTTTTTGGAGTACATAACCATAGTGCCGAAGGAAGTAATTTACGTTTAAGAGATTCCATAAATAAAATACCAGAAATGATTGAATATGCTCACTCATTAGGTCATTCTGGTATTTGTTTTACAGAACATGAATCAATTACTTCATCATTAGATGCATTAAAATACTATGACAGTAAAAAAGATTCGGAAGATTGGAAAGATTTTAAAGTAGTTCTTGGCAATGAAATTTATCTTTGTACGGAAGAAGTAACAGCAGAGAATAAATTTAATAATCGTTATCCTCATTTTATTTTAGTAGCTCTTAATGCTAATGGTCATAAAGGTATTAGAGAATTAAGTACAAAAGCATGGATTCAAAACTCTTTTATGCACGTTATGATGAGAGTTCCTACTTATTATAGTGATCTTGAAGAAATGATGATTAGTTACAAGGGGGATATTGTTGGTTCATCAGCCTGTATAGGTGGTGCTCTCCCCCATAGATTATTGCAGTTTCAAGATTTAGAGCAGAGTAATCCTAAAGAATACGAGAAAATTTGGCAGTCTTGTAAAGATTGGATTGCTTATATGAATGAGATTTTTGGAAAAGGATATTTCTTTTTAGAGTTGCAACCTTCCCATATGGGAGAACAAATTTATGTAAATCATAAATTAATACAGCTTTCACAAGAGACGGATACACCATATATTATCACTACAGATTCACACTATCTAAAGAAAGAAGATAGAGAAATACATAAAATATTTTTGGAATCACAAGATGGTGACAGAGAAGTTGATGATTTTTATTCAACCACTTATATCATGAGTGAAACAGAAATTCATGAATACATGGATGAATATTATGGTTATGATGTTGTGCAAAAAGGGTTGGATAATACAATGCTTATTTATGAAAAAGCAGAGTATTACAAGCTGACTAAGGATTTGGATATTCCATATATTCCCCTTAATACAAATGAACCGAATAAGCAGCTTTATGAAAAGTATAAAGATAAAATTTTACTACTGAAGGATTTTTATGAATCAGAATATGACAGTGACAGGCATTTAGTGAGAGATATTGTCGCTTATATTGATACTGATGAATATTATCGTACAGAAGAAGCTTATGAAAAAATCAATGAATGTTTACATTATATAAAAGATTCATCTGAAAAAATGAAAGTTCGTTGGTCTAAATATCTTTTGCAGATTGCAATAGATGTACAGATTGCATGGAATGCTGGAACATTAGTGGGCGCAGGTCGTGGTTCAGGTGTAGGATTTTGTTTGTTGAACATCCTTGGTATCACACAAATCAATCCTTTAAGAGAAAAAACAAAGACATATCCATGGAGATTTTTGAATCCAGAACGAGCCTCTGTGTTAGATATTGATATTGATATATGTGGTTCAAAGCGTGAAACAGTTATTCAAGCAATGAAAGACACATATGGAGAAGATAGAGTTAGTAAAGTAATGACATTATCTACGGAAAAAAGTAGAAGTGCTATTTTAACGGCAGCTCGTGGTTTGAAAATTGACAATGATATTGCACAGTATATCAGTTCATTGATTGTGGCTGATAGAGGGCAGTTAAGAACTTTGTCACAAATGTATTATGGAGATGATGACAATCCACCAGTTAAAGAGTTTGTAACAGAAATGGATAAATATCCTCAACTATGGGAAGCTGCACAAAAAATAGAAGGCTTAGTAAATGGTGTTGGTTCACATGCTGGTGGAATTATTTTAGTAGATAAACCTTTTACTGATACAACGGCTTTAATGAAAACAAATTCTGGTGATATTATTACCCAGTTTGACCTTCATATGTGTGAAGATTGTTCGCTTATTAAAGTAGATCTTCTTTGTATAGATGCATTAGATAAGATGCAAGCGGAATTAGATTTGTTGTTAGAGAACGGATTAATTGAATGGCAAGGCTCTTTAAAAGACACTTATGAAAAATACATTGGTGTCTATACGCTTGAAAGAGAAGCAAAAGATATGTGGGAAATGCTGTGGAATCACAAAGTAATGTCTTTCTTCCAGATGGAAAAAGAAAGTGGCGTACAAGCAGTAGCCTTGGCTAAACCGGCTTCTGTTGATGAATTGGCAACAATTAACTCTGTATTGCGATTAATGGCACAGGAAAAAGGAGCAGAAACGCCATTACAAAAGTATGCAAGATTCAGAGAAAATATTCAGTATTGGTATGATGAGATGACTGAATATGGATTAACACAAGAAGAACAGGATATTTTAAAAGACATTATAGGTGTTTCTTATGGGATATGTGAAGCACAGGAGTATTTGGTACTACTCACACAACATCCTAAGATTGGTGGTTTTTCGTTAGCTTGGGGCGACAGACTGCGTAAAGCAGTAGCGAAGAAAAAACCAAAAGAGTTTTTGCAATTACAAGAAGAATTTTTTGCTAATGCAAAAGAGAAGAATCTATCAAAGAATTTAACAAATTATGTTTGGAATGTACTTATTTGTACGCAGCGTGGATATGGTTTCAACAAATCTCACACTTTAGCGTACTCCATTATTGGCTTACAAGAATTGAATTTATGCTACAAATACAACCCTATTTACTGGCAAACTGCAAACTTGATTGTTGATTCCGGTGCAATAGATGAAAATGCTGGTGATTCAACTAATTACGGCAAAATGGCAATAGCAATAGCTTCCGTACAAAAAGAGAATGTAAAGGTGGAATTACCACTTATCAATACAGCCGAATTTGGATTCAAAGCCGATGTCAACAATAATCGTATTATTTTTGGATTAAAAGGTATCAATGGTATTGGAGACGATATCGTGCAAGCCATTGTTCAAAATCGACCATTTACTTCAATAGAAGATTTCGCAGAAAAAATGTTAGATACAAAAATAATCACTAATGCAAAAATGGTTCAACTTATAAAAGCTGGTTGTTTTACTGAATTACATTCATCAGATCGAACAGAGACAATGAATTGGTTTTTAAATAAATATGCTTTTTCTCCAAGTGAAAAAATAACCATGCAGCAATTTAATAAAATGAAAGAATTGGGGATTGTTCCTGATTCGTTGGATTTAGCTGTAAGAATGGTTAATTTTAAAAAGTATATTTTAGATGAAGAAGGTCTGTATGAAAAACATATTGAAGAAGGAAAGAAAATACCAAAGAGAGGCTATCATGATGGATATTACATATTAGACAACAATTCGCAACCATTCTTCAAAGAACATTTTTCAGAAGATTCTGTTGTAGATATTAAAGGTGATTACTATATTGTGTCAGAAAAAATATTTACAAAAGAAGCAGATTCTAAAATACAACCATTAAAGGATTGGTTTGACAATGAAGAAACTTTAAAGAAATATAACGAAGCATTATATCAAACAGTATGGAAAAAATATGCAAGTGGCACATTACCTTCCTGGTCTATGCAAGCATTAAGCTATTACAATGGTGAACACGAATTAGCACATATTAATGAAGAATTATATGGTATAGTCAATTTCTTTAAATTACCAGAAGAACCAGAGCCTTACGATTATTATACAAGATATATTGATGGTGTTCCTAGACAGATACCCAAATTTAAAATTTCTCGTATTGCTGGAACGGTAATCAATGCTGATAACTTACATTGTATGGTAACACTTTTAACGGTATATGGTGCTGTTCAAGTGAAATTCAATAAAGGACATTATGCTTTTTATAATAAACAAATTTCAGCAAAACTTGATCCAAACAGCGATAAGAAAACAGTTCTTGAAAAAAGCTGGTTAAGTCGTGGCTCTAAAATAGTTGTTGCCGGTATAAGAAGAGAAGATGGTTTTAGACCAATGATATATAAAGATACAATTTATCAGCATACGGTTAATAGAATTCAAGAAATATATAAAGACGGAACATTATTATTACAATCAGAAAGAACAAAAGTAGAATAGGAAAGAGAGGATTATGGCATTAGAAGGTAGAATTAAAGTTATTTGTAGTGTAGAGACAATTAGATTTTATAAAAACGAATTTGGTATTGCTGTTGTTTCAGTAGATAAAATAAAAGAAGGGAAGCCAAAAACAGATAGATTTAATCAGATTACTATAAAAGGAGTAATGCCACAATTAGTAGAAGGTAATCCTTATGTATTAGTAGCTGATTATGTGGAAGATCCCAAATGGGGAGGACAATATAATATTATTTCAATCTATAGTGCCATTACCTTTAGCGATGACGATAAAGTTGGACAGAAGAAATTTTTGTCCACTTTATTTACACCATTACAGATTGAAAATATGTATTTTGCTTTGGAAGATCCTTTTAATTCATTAAAGAATAATAGAGCAGAAGATTTAGTCAAAGTCAAAGGTTGTGGTTTAGATACAGCCGCTAGATGGATTAACAAATTCAATCAGAATCTTCATCTCGCAAAGATTTTCTCGGAATTAGAATCATACAACCTTACTAATAATATGGTACAAAGACTTATGGATAAATATAATTCGCCTGATATTGTTATTGAGAAAGTCAAGAATAATCCTTATGTTTTATGTAACGAAGTGAAAGGCATTGGTTGGAAAACTGCTGATAAGATTGCTCTTGAAGGTGGTATGGAAGAATTTTGTGTAGAACGCATTAGTGCTTATATGTATAAGTATTTAGATGATTCAGGACAAAATGGCTGTTCATGGGTAACACCTGATGAACTAATGGGTGCAATTATTGAAATGTTAGGAGAAGAAGTACCTGATAAGAATATCACAGAAGCTATTCATTACATGGAAGAAGATTTATGGTGGAATGATGACAAAACACAGATTGGTCTTAGAAAATATTTCAATATAGAAGATAAAATTGCAAAAGAACTAATTAGACTTAGAGATGCTAAATCTGAAATTACATATGATGATTGGGAAGATACAATCAAGCATGTTGAACATAAAAATGGTTGGCAGTTTACAGAAGAACAGAAATTAGGAGTAAAAGAAGCATTAGAAAATAACGTAGTTGTTATACATGGAGAGGCTGGAACAGGAAAAAGTTCATCTGTATCTGCTTTTCTCGAAGCATTAAAGAATTATGTATATGTACAGTGCGCATTGTCGGGAAGGGCAAGTTCACGAATGGCAGAAATTACAGGAGAAGAAGGATATACAATACACCGACTTTTAAAATATCCTTGTCAAAATAAAGAAGGAAAAAATGGTTTCACTTATCATGACGAAAATCCCTTGGACGTAGATATTGTGATTGTTGATGAGATTTCAATGGTTGATGCTTATCTGTTTTATTATCTGTTAAGAGCGATACCTTCAGGTGCTAAGTTGATTTGTTTGGGAGATATGGGACAGTTAGAATCTATTGGATGTGGCAACATTGCTTTTGATATGATTCATTCACCTGAAATCCCGACAGTATATCTTAGTCAAGTACATAGACAAGCTGCTTCATCAGCGATTGTAACAGAAGCAAGACGCATTCGACAAGGAACGCAGATAATTGAAAAAGATTGGGTTGGTACTGATATTCGTGGTGAATTACAAGATTTATCTTTGGATTGCTATTCTGATAAAAGCAACACATTTTATAAGATTATGCAGAAGTTTTCAGAAGCAATGAATAAAGAAGATTTTAATGTTATGGAAACACAAATCCTTGTTCCAGTAAAAAATAATGGCGATGCTTGTACTTATAATATCAATAATACAATTCAGGATTTATATAATCCAGAAGATGTTGATAAACCGCAAATAGAAGTAGTATCACAAGGGAAGGTTACGATTCTTCGTAGAGGGGACAAAGTAATTAATACACAAAATACTTACAAAACTAATCCTCCTATTTTTAATGGTAATTTGGGAATTATCAAAGAAGTATTTCCAGAAGACAAAGCGTTGATTATTTCTTTTATGGGTATTGGAGATGTTTATGTAGAAGGAACACAAGTAAATAGTATCGAACTTGGATACGCAATTACCATCCACAAATCACAAGGATCGCAGTTTGACCATGTAATATTTGGTATTGATTTTTCATCTTATTCGTTATTAACAAGAGAATTATTATATACCGGTATTACAAGAGCAAAAAGAATGTGTGATTTAATCGCACAGACAGGTGCATTGAGAATGGCAATCAGTAAAGAAGGTGTTAGTAAAAAACAGACGCACTTACAACAATGTCTTTATGATACAGCACATCCCAAATTAGTATTTTAAGATATATGAGGAATCCATATGAAATTATTAACAAGACTGTTTACGAAAAATCTCACAAGAGTTCCATTATTAGTCTTATATTTTGATCTGCCACATTACAAAGAATTCGGAAAGAAACATTCATGTATCTGTACCTTTCATCCTGTTCTGAAGAACGATGAGCACATCAAAGAAACGATGACGGGATTATGTGATTATATTCGAGATAACTACGATATGGAGAAGATGATATGAAACTAGAAAGGATATGGAAGAAAATCGGAGTTCAGCCATTAAAAGTTACACGATATACAGATGGAATTGTTTTTGCTAGTGAGAAAAAATATATTATTACAGGCATTAAATATAAAAATGGCAAGTGGATAGGATTTGAAGCAGAAGAAATTAAAAATGATGAAGAATCAAAAAACGCATAACGAAAAAACCTTGAAAAATAAGGGTTTTTGAAATTGAATTTGCCAATAAACAGCGGTTTTATCTGGAAATTATAAAAAAGAAGGTGATTAACATAGGTTGTGATATTTGGATTAGATTAGAAAAAATAAATAAGAACGGTGAATGGATTCCGCTAGATTATTATAAAATTAAAGAAGACTGGACAGATCAAAAAGATACTAATAAATCATTTCCATTCTTTCCGGTAAGTATCTACGATGGTAGAGATTATGAATTATTTGGATTATTAGCAGGTGTTAGAAGTACATATCCTGAACCGATCGTTGAGCCAAGAGGTATTCCAGAATCAGCAAATCATTACATAAAAGATGAATATGCTGCAAGTGAATATAATCATACTCCAAGCTGGCTAACATTAGGTGAATTAAGAAAAACATGGTATAAACATAGCCAAGATGAGCCATTGGATGAATATGGTTTTCACAATGTTTATATTAGATTGCTCGAAGGAATTATTAAACCAATAGAACAAAGAATCTCAGATTTTGACTGGTTATTTACTGGAACTGATGCTGAGTTAGAAGAAAAATGTAGGAACTATTGGGATAGAGTGAGAATGGTATTTTGGTTTGACAGCTAAGTTATATGTTAAAAATTTTACATAGAAGTTAGAAAGGCGAAAATGAACATTTTAGAGGATATAAAAGATATTGTAAAAGATGACAAAGAACATCTGATTGCAGTCAAGGCATCTTGGGATGGAATTTATGTATATTTAGAATATGACCCTGATAAAGAGTTTGAGGAAAATTGTATTATTCCAATTTTTTATGATGTGTTAGATGAATTCCCTTATATACCAGATGATGAACTAAAAGAAAAATGGAATCCTAGTGATTATGGGATTGATTATAATGAGATTTGTTTGATTAAAAACATCATGGAATATTTTAATGAACACAAAGAAGAAATTAAAGAATTATGTAGTGGTTTTGATTTTGAAACAAAGAAGAAAGAGGTAGAAACCGATGAAAGTAAATCTGATTAGTAATGAAATAGATGAAACAAAATTAAATAAAGAAATTAATTATTATGTCTGTACAACAAATCAAGAGCCATATCTATTCATGAACAAAGATACTGCAAATGCTATAGGAAAACAACATAATTTATCACCATTAGAGACAGTGAAGAATAATAGTAACATTATAATTGGAAGATATATGGGTAATAGAGTTTATATTAATGACGATTTAACATTTGGAGAAGTCGAGATTAGGTAAAAGAGGAAATATAATGATTAGTGCAGAAGAAGCAAGAAAAGAGACAAGTAAAAATTTAGAAACATTTTCTACTACCCAATTACAGGATATTGAGAAAAAGATAAAAGAAGCGATTGAACAAGGAAGTTATTCAATATCATGTGATGGTTATTTGGCAGCTCAATCAATGAATGTTCTTGAAAAGGCAGGTTTTAAAATAGATATTGGAAGGCAATATAATGAATTATATTATTCAATAAGTTGGGAATAGAATTTTGATTTTATTTGGTTATAAATAGAATTATTTAAGGAGGTAACTTTGGAAACGATTGTAATCAATTTATTTGGAGAACCATCTGCCGGCAAAAGTACAGCAGCTATGGATATTACGGCAAGGCTAAAAAGAAAAGGTATCAATGCAGAGTATGTATCTGAATTTGCAAAAGATAAAGTTTATGAAAACAATGGTGAAGTATTCAAACATCAGGAATATATGTTTGGAAAACAGTCGTTTAAAATGGGAAGAGTAAAAGATAAAGTGGAAGTTATGGTTGTTGATTCGCCACTCATTCTATCTATTGTTTATAATAATGATGAGATTTTAGATGATAATTTTAATAGAGCCGTTCTAAATATGTTTAATTCGTACATAAACAAAAATTATCTCTTGACAAGAAATCATACATACGAAAACGAAGGAAGATTCCAAAATGAGAACGAAGCATTACTTGTTAGGACTCAGATTATGAATATGTTGGAAGTATATGATATAGATTATAATATTGCGACATCAAGTGAAAAAGATTGTGAAAGGATTGTAAATGATATTGTGAAGGAGATTAGAGAAAATGAATAGTAAAGGTCATTTGTTTATCAGCTTATCAAAATCAGCTATTAGAGTAATCGGTGGAATTATAACACTTATGAATGGTTCAATTATTCCATTGACAGTAGGAATTATTGTTGCTGAAATTGGTGGCGTATTGGAAGAATTGGTTGATAAGAGATGAAAAAGGTAATAAAAAATCGTATCATATGTTTCTTTATGATTTGTAGTTTTATATTCCTATTAGCAGGATGTGATAGTGAAAATAATATTGAAGATATCGAAATAAGTCAACCGCATAATACTTATAGTGATGATGCAATATTAATTAAGTCACACAATAATTTCCAATGCATAGACACTAATATTGAATATGATGAAGAATTGGGCGTTTATACATGTACTGTTAAATTTAAGAAGATTATAGACAAATAAAAATTCCGTTTCATTTAGATTCAAAAGATTAGGGAGGTTACTTAATTATGGCAAATTGGAATCAACATACTGTTCCAAAGTGCAAAGAAAGAGATTGTTCAGATGAAGTGCTTGTAACAGTAAAAACTAATATAGGAAAACGGGTTATAAAAGCAATTTATATTCCATATCATCATTGCACTGTCGAAGATATGGGATGGAATATGTATGACGGAATACCTGACGATTGGGAATATATAGAAGAGGAAGATACATGGTGGATTCCGCAAGGTTGGTATGAAGTAACCGATTATTTTGAAGATTATTCATACGCAACAATCTCAGATAAAGTAATTGCATGGTCAAAACTTCCAAAACCGTATGAGCCAAGAGTCAATGAACTTAATTAGGAGGATAACCATAAATGAATATTTTTTTAGAAATTATATTGATTATTGAACTTTTAGCAAATATATCATTTCTTATTGCACTAATTAGTTTTGATGGTTGTGAAGTCTTTTGCATATTTGAAATATTTAATCCCATCTGTAATTATGAGGAATATACTCAATTTAACTGGTTTGGAATTGCCATTATAACATTGATATTAAATATTTTATTCCTACCATTCGCAGTAATTTACTGGATATATCAGTTGTTTACAGTTGGTAGGAAAAATGAAGAACGAGGTGATTAATTGAAACACGTAACAATAAATGTATCAGAAGAAATCAAAAATGTTCTTCCGGAAACATTAGAAAAAGATTTACAAGACAATGAAAAAATTTGTCCGATATGTCATGGTTTGGGGATGAGACTTAACAATAATATTTATGGAATTAAAGGCGATACATCAGAAGTTACAAAACATAAAATGTTTCCATATAATCACCAATCATTGTCTTTCTGCCCTAATTGTTATAACGGTGTAATTAAATTATGTGAATATTGCGGAGAATTAATACCAAAAGGAAGATTAAAATGCAATTGTGTGGAACAGAAAGAAAAGGACGAAGAAGAAAGAAGAATAAAATATCAAGAAAAGATTGATAAAGCAAAAGAAATCTCATGGGAAGAAACTGAATATTATGTATACGATGAAAAATCAGATAAATATTTTGCAGATAAACAGGAATTTGTGGATTATTATTTTTATCCATATTTTAATGATTTAAATGCTTTAGCCAAATATAGTTTCAAAGAATATCTTGAAAAACATGCTCCAAAAGTCTTATGGAATTGTTCAGTTGAGAATATTTCAATAAATGCTGATAGTATTATAGAAGATGTTTGTGTAGAATTGCATGAAAATGCAGAAGAAAGTATTAGTAGTGAAGATAGGAAAGAATTACAAACTATATTAGATGATTGGTGTAAGAGACAAAGTGGTGCTACAACATATTATCCTGATTATAAAGAATACGTAAAGGTTGACTGGGAATGGGTTAAGGAAAGTTAATTATAAAAAGAGAGGTATAAAAATGAGTATTAAACAAGATATGTCAAAAAGATGTGGTTTCAAATATAACGAATATTGGTCGGCAGCTAATACATCACAAACCATGCCACAAGAAGATTGGTTAACATGGTATAAGGAACATTGTGGAAAATGTCAATACATGGGTGAAATCTGTATGTATGGTGAAGATTAAATAAAAACAGGAAGTGATAAAAATAGATAAAACAATAGCACTATTAATAATGATTGGTTTGTTTGTCATCTCAATTATAACACTAGTTATAATCAAAATATATATATTTTATACCAATAAAAAAGAAGGTGAACTACCCACAGCCTAAAGGCAGTGGGCTTCCATTAAATAGTTTACCAGACTGAGGATGCAGAAACGCATCCTACGATAGATAGGTCAAGACACCTTTGGTTGACG